GCAGTACAGTTAGTACTTTCTACTACTTCAAATAGTGGTACAGGTGAAACATCAGGAATTGAGTTTAAATATAATAACGGTATTGTAAATGACGGAAGAGCGGCACGAATTCTAGCTTCGGTTCGTGCTGGAGGTGGTGGTGATATTCTTTTTGAAACCACTTCAGGCGGGTCATCAAGTTATACAACTAAAGCTAAGTTGACTCGTGAAGGTCTTCTTGGTATAGGTACAGATACTCCAGAATCTATTTTACATCTTAATAAAGATGACTCTGGTAAAAATGTACCTATGCTTACTTTAACAAATAAAACATCTGCTGTAAATACCGCTGTATCTATTGATTTCGGCGTCGATAACAGCACGGCTGCTGATGGCGCAGGTAATGCACAGATAAAAGTAATCAATGTTGGATCAGGTAATAAAGCTGATATTGTTTTCTCTAATTATGATGGTTCATCTTTAGTAGAAACGTTGAGACTAGATGGTAAGACTAGAACGGCTAGAGTCGGTATAGGTCAAATAAAGGACTTAGAGGCTCACTGGGTTATTTATGGTTCTGGATATCCTGGAAGCGGCGATTCTAGTTATATTCTTACTTATGTAATAATACCCATTAGCAGGGATGGTATCATGGGGACAAGTGCAACAGTTTCAATAGATAGGCAAAATCTCGGAAATGATATTGGTAGAGTTCAACTAAGCTGGTCTGCTGTACCAGGGGCATTTACATATAAAGTATGGCGCACCCGGAACGGAAGTAATTATTCTGAGTTTTTAATATACTCTGATGGAGCTACAGCCTATTTAGATGGTGGTGGTTCAATAGATAGTACAAGTCCACCTTCTGATAATTCAGAAAGTCTTGTAGCTACTACAGCAAGATTCGGTTCTGTAGTTATTAGCCCTACTACTACAAAGGGTTTGGGGTGTCGTAAACAGGTACAAAATGGCTTTGGTTTACCAATTTCTGGAGTTTCTACCGATTATACTACAGTACAATTGCAAGAAGGTATGGTTCAAGGATTCATGACAAAATTAGAGTATTTAAATGTTCAGGGGCTTGAGGTAAAAATATGGAGAGTACCACCTAATTCCTGGCAAACGAATCCTGCTGATTTACTTTACCATTCTGGTAGCCCTAATAGACATAATGCAAACCCGAATGCAAATCCTGTAACTACCGAGGTAGATGCCGTTCCGTTTGAATTGTGGGGATTATCTGATGGTAATATATATGTTCAAGTTGTTTCAGGATCATTTGCCGCATATGGATTAAAATTTACTTCCGTTAGGATTATATAAATAATAAGATGGCTACTATCACTAGGGATAAGTGGAACGGTTTTGGAAGAATAACAGTCAGTAATTTTTCTGGGTACGCTACATATAGTTATATAATAGACGTTTATTATTATAATGATTCAGGCGTCTGGACTTTATTGGCTACTCATGATCTTAACCCAGCTAGCCCAGACTCAACATACCCTATTACTGGTCTACTAGAAAGGCTGTATTATGTTAATATAGATTACGTACTTGGCTCTAGTCGAGTAACTGAAGGAAATCCTAATAGACCAACTTATATAGATTTAACACCCCCCACTATTAATTGTACTAAAACAGTAAATTATGGTGGATATTTACATTGGAGTATATCAGCAACGGATACTTCTGGTGTTGCGTCTGTTTGGACCAATTTAAAAATGGGATCTAGTAGCGTTACTACAAATCAAATTACTACGACGCCTGCATTTACAAGTAGAGAAGTTTCAGGACTATCCGCTGGAACTTATACAATAGAAGCAAGTAGTACTGATAATATATTTGGTAATCATACTGGTGTTTCTAATACAGACTCCTATACATTTCCAGATATTCCACCAGCACCAACGGTAAGTAATCCAACCAGGTCTGCCTCTAATCAAGTAATTACATTGTCTTTACCTTCATTTTCAGGTACGACGGGTGCAGGCGCTAGATATAATGTTAGAGCCTCATGGACAGGGTATGATAGCGGTTGGATTGATACTGACTCTACTTCTTGGACAGCACCAAGTAATCCGCCAATAAACACAACAGTTACGTTTGAAGTAAAAGCAGAAAATTATACAGGAAAGAGCGGCGTTACTTCTAAAACAATAACTTCTTGGGTAGGACCAAATGCTCCTAATACACCAACGTTAAGTAATATCACTGATACATCTTTAACGGTTAATTGGTCAGGAGGGGGTGGTCAATCTGGAGGGCTGACTAGTTATAGATTTCAAATGCATAGACAAAATGGCTCTAATTGGGATTTGGTAACTAACGTAGATGTTGGATCAGCTATCACTAGAGATATCACAGGACTTTCTTCAAATAATACATATAAATTTACTGTGATTGCAAATGATAGTGGTGGTTTTAGTAATTCCTCATTTGTCACTGTTACTACTAGGAGTAGTGAGTTTGTATGTAGGTCAGCGTCGTTTAGTTTTGATCCACAAAAAAGAGTTTATCCAAGATTTTCTAAAAGAAAGTACCCTAAAGATAAGTAAAATATCTATTATAGATTTACAGTAAAAATTACTATCATAATAATAGTATACTATGAATTTTGATTAGGAGTTTTATTTATGTCACAAATAGAAAATTTTGTCGGTAGTCTTAAAAAACCAGAGACGTTAGTGTTAAATAGTTTTAGGATAGAGGAACTTTATGTATCACCTAATAAAAAAACAGCTAAGCTGACAGTGAGTAGTGGCGTTGATGTAGATGGCGTTTATACGCCGGTAAAACTACTTGGAAGTTTTGAGCTAGATGAAACTCATTTTGCTGATATAGAAAATGATATAAATAATGTAGTTAGTACATTATTTGGTAAATTACAGGAAGCGTTTAATGATGTAGAAAAGGAAACAAATGATCTTGATGTAGATAAAGTAACAGAACCAGAGTTAGTATAAGATTATTTTTTATGGATAAACAAAATTTATTAATAATATCAGAGGCACCGTTTTATCAATCTGGTTACTCGCAGGTAGTAAGATATTTTGGTAAAGCATTATCAGAACAATTTAATATTGGTTTTTTTTGTTGGAATTGGTATGGATATGGCCCAACGGTTCATGAAGCAACGGAACAATTTGATTATAATCCAGAATTATACCATATAATAGGAGGTAATAGATTTGGTATAGAAATTATTGAGAGAGCTATAGATTCCTTTAATCCGCAAATTATATTAATGGTGGGCGATACCTTTATGTTTTTGTCAAATTATGAAAAATTGTTACAAAAATATAAAGGTAAAATATGTCAGATACTTTATTTTCCTGTAGATAGTGATAGGTTCCCTTTAAAATGGGTTCCATTTTTGAGTAGTTTAGATGGGTTAATAACGTTTACTGATTTCGGTTTTAATGAAATAAGAAAAGTTTCAAATTTAGAGCCTACAATTGTAAATCATGGTGTTGACTCTAGTGTGTTTAAAGTAGTTAGTAAGGCTGATAAGGAGTCTATAAGAAAATCCGTTATACCAATATTTGATGGCAAGTTTGTTATTTCTTGGGTAGGAAGAAATTTTATTAGAAAAAGTCCCCAATCTTTTTTTGGTGCATTGAATATATGGGAAAAAGATCTTGGGGGGATACCCGATGATGTTTTAGTTTATATGCATACTGCATTTGATAATGATCCAGCAGGATTTCCTTTAAGTGAAGTACTAACAAGAGATTTTCCGTCTCTTAATAATAGGGTGTTTTATCCTAATAATTTTGATGTTAATAATGGTGTAGGACAAGATATCTTAGCAAATATTTATCAGGGGAGTGATCTTTTTGTTAATACATCTATGGGTGAAGGGTGGTGTTTTCCAATAACAGAAGCCATGGCTTGTAAAACACCAGTTATAGCTCCAGCACATACAGCATGTGAGTATCAAGTTGGTTCAAACGAGGAGAGGGGGTTTTTAATTAAGACTGAGGGGCATATTTATGCTACTTATAATGTAGTGCAATATACTATAGATGAAGTTTCTTTAGCTAGAAAAATGAAATTTGTATATAATAATTATGATGTAGCAGAGAGAAAGGCAGAGGATGCTTATATGTGGGCTAGAGATCATGATTGGAGAATTATATCAAATCAATTCGTTGATGCTATAAATAAGTATTACTATAAATTTAAGGTGGACCTAACTAGTTCGTATGTAGAAATAATTTAATGAAGCAGGAAGTTCTATTAATTGCTCCATTATTTGATGGATCTGGTTATTCTGAAACTGGTATAAATATTCTTACTAACTTATACAAGTTAGGTAAGTATAAAATACAGTTAGAACATTACCATAATTATAATCTAAAAGTTGACTTGCCAGATGAGAAAATTAGTATAATTAATGAGACATTTTCTAATAAAATAGATAGATCAAAAGCAATATCAATACAAATTTCTGCTCCATTTGAGTGGAAAAGATATTGTGGAAAGAATATTGGTTATGGAATGTTCGAGACTGATAGAATACCTAAGGAATGGGTTCCTGCTTGTAATGGAATGGACGCTATAATTGTTCCATCTGATTTTAATAAAGGAACATTTTCTAAACGTGACATTAGTAAACCTATATATGTAGTACCAAATGGTATTAATCATGATATTATGAAGAGAGAAACCCCTTCTTTTGAAATATTTAGGGATAAAAAATATAATATATTATCTGTAGGAACTTTTCAATATAGAAAAGGGTGGGATATTTTATTTTCATCATATTTAAAGACATTTAAGGATATTGATAAAGTTAGGTTAATAGTTAAACCGTTTGTAGATAGTACAGATTCAGGGGATACTCAGATAAATAATTTAAAAAACATGGTAAATGATCTAAGGTCTAGGTTTAATTCGTATAAACCGGAGATATGTTTAATAAGATCATATTTACCAGATCACAAGTTAGCTAGACTTTACAGATCAGCTAATTTATTTGTTCTTCCGACATTTGGGGAGTCTTGGGGATACCCAGCTTTTGAAGCCGCAGCTTGTAAGGTTCCTTTGGTTATAACAGGGTGGTCTGCTCCAGCCGAGTATTTAAATAATGATATGGCTAATCACATAAAATATTCAATGATAGGATTAGATAGTAAATACATGTCATTTCATCCTAGTTTTGTTGCCGCTGGTAATGATGGTGACCATATGTGGGCACGACCAGATGAAGATCATTTATCAAGCATGCTGTTAGACTTTTATAGAGGTAGTAAGATTCCATTAATTAAGGTGGATAGGGCTTATAAATTTGTTCAAAAATATAAATGGGAAAATTCCGTTAATAAGATATCAGATATTATAGATAATCTTGTAAAAAATTAGAAATTTCTGCTTAATATAACTTAACATAACGTCTTAACTATTGTTAGCCTTTTAGATGGTTCACTAGTTGATATAATTAGCTAAGGAGCAGAGGTTTAGTCTAGGTGGTGGGACAAGCTCCTTTAGAGGTTTTGTAAAATGGAAGATTCTGTAAAAAAGTGGTATTTTGATCCAAAGGCGGTTAAAATAGAGCCGCGACCAGCTATACATGATCCACTAAGTAATGAATCATTTTTTTTCTTACCAGATCTGTATAGAAATTTACTGTCAAATATAAAAAAGAATAAAAGGATTTTCCGTAGAAGACGGAGAATTTAGGTAGAAATTTTCTAATCTCCTCACCTATCATTAGTATAGGTGAGGAGATTTTTTTATGTCTACAGATCTTGGTAAAGAGTGGAAAAAGGGATCAGATATTTTATCTGATGAAGAGATTAACAATATAATGGATGAAACAATGAATACTGTAGCTGATGTCGATGAGTCAGTGGTGCAGCTTGGTCCCTTGTTTGTTGATGAAAAGCTTTTTGATATTCATACTAAACTTCAAAAATTAGAGAAATTTTTGTCTAAAATTAAAAAATCTACTATGGTTATAAAGAGAGCTAAAAATCTTGCTGATTCTGTTTTAAATATTAAAAAACAAGAGGTAATGCTAAGTCATCCAAAAGCTAAGGATATAGGCTATCAAAACCAAAAGGAGTCATTTGCATTATCATTACTTAAGGATAATGTAAAGGAATTAAGTATCTTACAAGATATGTTGATAACACATGCTACAGCTTTGGATATGGTAGAGAATCAGATAAAGTATTTGAAGGAATCGAAAGATACTTTAAAAATACATCTTAGGATTTTGGAATCTAGGATACGTCTTGGGGAGGTGCCAGCTTCTTCTCAGCCTGATCATCCTTTAGTTCCTAGAATAGTAAACAGTGTAATACCAAGTAGTAAAAAAGAAGATTTAAATAAAGTTAGAGAAATAGCAGATGAGGATCTTGATATAGAGGCGTTATTTGGTAATATTTCCACTAAAAGTAATATACCAGATAGTGAAGATATAAAACTTGGCGACTTATCTGATACTTTAAAAAACCTAGATTCTTGGTACGACTAATTGATCTTTAACTTGATCATGGTGCGGTTCTATAATTAATAGAAAGAGCGGTAGATACGCATAGACAAGAGAGGTAAAAATGTCTGATTTTCTTATTGATTTAGATGGTTTTAGTGACGAAACCATTAAAGGTACTGATGTTGAAAAATATGTAGGGAAAAAGGGTGTTACAGATCGTTTGGGCCTAATTTATCATAGAGTACCATTATCAGAGATCCCTAAAGATAAACTAGCTTCCATTAAACAGAAGCTAGAGTCAGGGGAGATAGAGAGATCTAAAGTAAATGGTGTAGAGTATATTAATCAATTGAAGCCCTGGGCTGCTAGAGTTCACTATGATGATAAATTTGGTCTTAACTACTTCTTTTGTTTATCTACCCCAGGTAAGAAAGAGGTTTGCTGTGAAAAATTTGGACAACCTAAGGTTAGAATATCTGTAATTGTGGCTCACTATGCTACTAATAAGGATGGAAAATTAAATGCTCCGATGAGTTATAATTTAAAGCCCTGGGTGTTTAATGAGCAAAAATATACTTCACTTAAATCTAAGAACGCTGAGTTTCCACTTCTTAGTAGAGATATTTTAGTTACTTGTAAAGAGGATCAATTTCAACAGCTTGATTTTACTCCTTGCAAGGACTCTGCCTGGAGAGCAAATAAAGATCTAGAAAATGCTGTATATGAAGAGTCACTATCATTATATGCAGCAGCAGAAAGGGCTTTAGGTAGAGAAAGAACACTTGATGAGGTTAATGAGGCTATGGGCATTGCTTCTGGATTAGTACCTACAGATAGTGATAGTGTTGATTTATCAAGTATCTTAGCTGAGTTTGGTTCGGTTTAGGTTTGGTGGAGGGAGGGATCTGGTAACAGATCCCTCTAAATTTTTATGTTGGTAATGGGAATAGATCCGTCATTGACGGGTACTGGTGTTGTTCTTGTTAATGAAGATCATGGTGTTGTAGAGGCCACTAAATTTACTACTGATGCGGGGGAAATATTATTAAAAAGGGCTATATACATAGCTAGTAATATTGAGGATTTCTATAAAAAGTATAATCCTGATGTGGTTTCTTTAGAGAGTCCTACATTCGGTTCATTTACATCTGAAACAATGAATGTTCTATTTAATTTTATACTGAATGTTTTTTTAAAAAATAAAACATTTGTGGTATCTCCCGCTCCTTTACAAGTACATTCATATATAAAAGGGTGGATGAGAGAAAACGGATACGTGGCTCCAAGTAAGGTTGAAAAAAAGCATATAAGGCAGGCTATAATAAATAAGATAGGTATCAAACTTAGGAATGATGAGGCAGATGCCTATTGGATTGCTTTAATTGGTTTAAATTTAAAAAAGACTATAGACGATCATAATTTTATTTTATCTTTATACCCCTATGAAACCGAATTGTTTCTTTCTAGAAAACTAAACGGTAAGAAGATCCCTAAGGGTATGTATTATAATAAAAATACCTCATTTTACGACTTCAGTATGGAAGCCTACCAATTTATTTAGGAGGATTATATGTCAAGACAGAGGGCCTTATCTCTTATAATGAAAGATTATAAGTCCATATTTAGGGAGGACTTCGATACACCAAAACCGGTAGAGGTTATATCAACTGGATCTTTAATTATCGATAAGGTAACCGGGGTGGGTGGTATCCCAAAAGGAAGAATTACAGAGATTACAGGAGATTTCAGTACAGGTAAAACTACATTAGCTCTTTCTGTAGCTTCTAGTGCCCAAAGACAAGGTTTGTCTGTGGCATTTTTTGATTATGAACATGCTTTAAGCAGAAATTACGCAAGAAAATTAGGTGTTGATTTAAGTCCGGAGTCGTTTTTACTTTTTCAGCCTAATACCTTAGAGGAGGGGGCAGACCTTTCTTGTGTTTTAATGGATGAGCAGGCAGTTGATTTAATAATTGTTGATTCTGTTGCAGCTATGAATCCAAAGGAGGTTTGGGAAAAGGATGCAGATCAAACTTTAACAATTGGTGCATTAGCCCGTGGGATGAATAAGTTTTTAGTAAAAGCTACTAAATTACTAAATAATAGTAATGTAACAATGCTTATGACCAACCAAATGATGGCAAAAATTGGTGCAGCTATGCCAGGAATGGGTCCACAAGAGACACAAAAAGGCGGTAATGCTTTAAAATTCTATAAATCAATATCACTACATTTTACTTTAATGAAAAAAGAGAAGGGTACAGTATATAGTGATTTGACTCATAAAAATGAGCAGGTAGAAGTTTATAATAAAGTAAAGGTAAAGAATACTAAAAATAAAGTAGCTGATCCATATAGATCTGGAGAATTATACATTAGATATGGGTACGGCTTTGATAACTATTTATCAGTATTAGATGCTGGCTCAAGTTGTGGGGTACTGAGTAAATCCGGTAGTACCTATTCTTATGAGGGCGTAAAAATTGGTGTAGGATTAAATGAATCTGCTAAAAATTTAGCTAAACCAGAAAATAAAAATATGTATGATGAAATAGTATCTAGTTTAAAGTGGGATCAAGTTACTAGTGATTATAATCCAGAAGATGAGATTACAGATGATGACGTTGATTTTGATGAAAACGATCCGGAAGGACAGGGATAAGTGACAATAAAGGTACACATATCTGATTTTCAGTCTATTGAAAAAGTAGATTTTGAGATAGATCGGTTTACCGCTCTTACCGGCCCATCAAATGCCGGTAAGAGCGCTATTTGTCGTGCAATAGAAGGTGCTTTGTTTAATAGGCGCGGTGATGACTTTGTACGTAAAGGAAAAAGTAGCTCAAAAGTTATTCTTGAGTTTGAAGATCATACCATAGAGTGGGTTAAAGGATCTAAAGATAACTATTATATAGTAGACGGGGAGCATTACGATAAGGTTGGAGGGGATGCTCCAGATATTCTCAAGAGTTTTGGTTTTGTAGATATAGAGGTAGGAAGAAAAAATATAAGACCTCAAATGGGCACTGATCAATTCAGTGTTCTGTTTCTTTTGAGGGAATCAGGTGCTACAATTGCTGATATATTTTCTATTTTAGGAAAATTAGATATTATTTCTTTAGCTGGTAAGGATTGCTTAGTAGATTTAAGGGAAGTAAAATCTTTAGTAAAAACTAGGCAGGATGATTTAGTAAAAGTAAATAAACAGGTATCTAGATACGATAGCTTTGATGATATTTTTAATGAAGGAAACTCTTTAACTTTAGATTTAAATATAATAGAAAAATGTAATAATGATTTAGTTTCTTTAAATACTTTATTAAATAATAGAAAATACTTAAATAAAGATATAAATTATTTAATATCAGTTAGTGATGTTAAAATTCCAGAAGAGATAGATCAAAATTTAATAGCATTAGTTAGTAAATTAGAGTCAATTTTAGAAAATAGAAATACAAATATAAAAACAATAGGTATATTATCTGACATTTCAAAAATAAAAATTCCGGAAGATTTTTCGGAAGATTCTTTGAAATCGGTTAAATTAATTAATCAAATACTTAAACAAAGGTCTAATTTATTATTGTATAATAAATTTTATAATAAATTGACTAAAGTTCTTATACCAGATGAGCCAAATACACAGGAATTTTCTATAGTAGAAAAAATGAGTAAGAATAGAAATGAGTGTTTGGAATCTATAGATCGTATATCCAAAGAGATATTAAGTATTGAAAATAAAATAGAGGATATACATGATGAGCTAGATTCATTGTTAGGTGATTTAGATACCTGTCCTGTTTGCGATCAAGAAATAAAGAAAAAAGTGGTAGTTTAGATGAGTAAGATATCTTTAGTTTTAGTAGGTGATTTACATTTTTCTGATAAACCAATGGTGTCTAGAATTGATAATTATGAGGATACTATATTTAATAAGTTTAGTCAAATAAGGGATATAGCGATTAAAAGTAAAGCATCTGCTATAGTTACAACAGGTGATGTGTTTCATGTTCCTTATGCGTATAAGGTACCTCATAAGTTAGTATCTAGAATGGTTAGAACGTTTTTAGATCTAGGGTGTGATTTTTGTGGTGTAGCTGGTAACCATGATATGGTTTATGGTCGAGTTGAAACATTAGAACACCAGCCTTTAGCCGTTTTAATTGAGTCAGGGGCCTTTAAAAGAGTTGATATTGACCCTGTATTGTATAAGTCAGGTGATTTGTGTGTTAAGGTATCGGGTATTTCATATGGTATGGGTATACTTGATTTAGAGGATAGGAAAAAAGAAAAAAATGTAGATTTTATGGTTTCTGTTATACATGATTTTTGTAATCCAGAGGGCGGAAATTTTTTCGGTAGTAATGTATGGAGTTATAAAGAGCTAGCAGAAACAGATGCAGACTATTTCCTTATAGGACATGACCATTCAGTAAAACCAGATTATAAAGTAGTAAATTGTTCTGGTATAGAGAAAATGTTTTCACAACCTGGCTCTTTAACTAGAGGTTCTTTAACAGAGGACGTTGCTGAAAGAGAGGTATTCGTAGATTTATTAGAGATAGAAAAAGTAAAGGGTAAGATATCCTATAAAACTACAAGAAAAAAGCTAAATATAGAGCCAGCAGAAAGAGTTTTTAATATAGAAAAATATGATTTAGCTAAAAAGAATGAGTCTGATTTTAGAGAATTTTGTGATAGGTTGTCTAATGATAGTATTTCTTTTAGTAATGCTGCTGGTGTAGTTAAACATACACTTGGATCAATGTCAATTTCTGGGGAAGTTAGAGAAAGAAGTTTACATTATCTTTTAAATCGTGGGCTATAATTACTAACAATGAGCGGAATAAATTTATCATTTCATGGTATGAAGGATTACTTAAGTTGTCCTAAGAAATATCACCTTAAATATATTAAAAGGCAAAAGCCAAAAGATCCTGAAAATAAGAAAAATGCTTTTTTTGGTAATTTAACAGCAGGACTTTTGGAAAACTGGATAAAGAGCGGTACGTATAAAAAACACGAGCTAGATTGGCTCGATTGGTTACCTGTAGAAACAGAGGCTATATCCAGTAAGCTTCTAGAAAGGGAGTATATAATATGGGACAGTGATAATGAGCTACCAGAGAATATAAATTTAGCTATTCATTGCATGCCTAAATGTTTTAATACCTTAAAAGAACAAGGTCTATTAGATGGTAAAGTTATAGCGGAAGCTAAAGCTAAGATTCCATATGGTTCTAATGAAATAAACGGTAGAATAGATTTATTGTCACAGAATAATAATAAGATTTTTATTCTAGACGGTAAAAGCGGTAAGAGTAGGGATAAATTTCTTGATAGTGACCAACTTTATTATTACGTAATAATTGTAAAAGCTAAGTTAGGTAATTGGCCAATAGAAATAGGGTATCAGTATACAAGGTTTGGGGATATTGATTGGTACGATGTTGATCCTAATATACTTGATGGGGTGAAATCTAAAATAATTAAATCATTTGAGGGTATAGAGAATGGGGTATTTGGTGCTACACCTTCAAATGATTCTTGTAGATTTTGTCCGTATAGAGAGGAATGTACAGATAAATTAATTAATAAAAGGACTAGAGAGTCTAATATAGGGTATGATTGTTTGGGTCAGGGATTGGGGAGTTTAGATTTTTGAACGATGTTCTTTATAGATGTTTAAAATGTGGGTTTTTAAACCATCCATCTTACTATAGTTTCTCCCCATTAGATTGTTGTAATTGTAATTCTAGAGGTAGGTTTGCTATATATGGTAGTACTAGTGAATTTTATAACTGGAAGCTTAGGGAAGATGTTTGTGAAATGCGTGATCATATTTCAGATTCAACTAAAAAGTTTAAACAGAGATTTAATAGTAATTTAGATATTATATTGAAAATGTGCTCAGCTTGTGAAAAAGAGTTCGTTACTAGCGGTAGTAATTGGGAAATTTTAAATAAGGAGAAATGAAAATGCAGACAATTGAGGAAAGAGTAATAGCAGCTAAAAAGCTTTTATCATCTTATATAGAGGATAAAATACGTAAAGAGGAGCAGCTAAAAGCTAAAAAAGAGCAATTAAACACTATTGATAGTCAATTAAGAGCAAAAGGAATTGATCCAGAAAAATTAGAAGAAATAAAGGATGAGAAAGAGAAAGATTTACTAAAGAAAGTAGAGGATTTTGAAAAAAAGACAGCAGAAGTAGGCAACAAACTTAGGGAGATACAGGAAGGGTTAGACGGTCTTACAACATGATAAAAGATTTATCTAGCTTAAGAAATAAGTCTGATAAATTAATAAAAGATTTGGTAAAAGAAAGTGGAAGAAGGGACCAGATTTTAGACAGAAAAAAATCTATTGAGGATGAGATTTTTAATTTAAATAAAGAGCAGGTATTACTACAGCAAACTTCTGAGGTTCTTAAGACACTTCTTGATAAAATGTCTGTTGAGAATATATCTAAGATAGAAAAGTTAGTTACTTTTGGTTTAAATACTATATTTGGTGATAAATATAGTGGTATAAAGTTCTTTATAGAGAGGTCTACTAAAAGGGACCAGTTAAATTATGATTTTATGTTGGAAGTAGATGGGGTTAAGGCCACTATTGATGGTAATTTTGGTGGCGGAATGGCCTGTGTTGTTAGCATAATCATGAGATTAATTTTAACAGTTAATTTAGGATTGTATAGATTTGTTGTATTGGATGAGTCTTTATCTGGTGTATCAGAGGAGTTTCAACAAAAAACAGCAGACTTTATTAGAGTTATAACTGAGCAATTGGGGTTAGATATTCTTTTAGTCACACACCAAGAGCAATTTGCTTTAGGTGCTAATAAAAGATATAAGTGTAATAAAGATGAAAAAAATGATAGGTTAATTATGAAAATTAACGATTAATATAGTGGTAATTAATTCCTATAATTAGATGTGTATGTAATGGGTTTTTAAATGAAAAGTGAAATAGAAATAAAGCATAAATATGACCAACTTGTTGGTAGACATTTAGAGAAGCTTTTTCAAAAACATTTAAGTTCTAAACCTTGGAACTGTACACATAATTACATGCAATCTGGTACTACTGTAGTTGATGGTAAAGTTAAAGTTGAGACTACCGGACTATGTATGTATAATTCAAATGATCCGAGAAAGTGGGAAGGCAAGATTTGTGAAACAGTAGCTGATTCTTATAAATGTCCATATTTTAACCCAGTAAAAGAAAAACAGCAGATATACGATGAGTATATGAAGGTATTAAATGATCCAGATTTGCTGCAACATGAGTACAGAGATTTATATATTTTACAGTGGGTTTTAGGGCCAGAGACTATTAAGATAGGAATTATTCAGAAAATTAAAAACTTTTTTATAAAATCTAAATCATATAAAGATACAAAAAATATACAGCTTAGTGGTAAAAATAACGGAAATAAAAATGGTTCTAGTGAGATGTCAGTGGAGGATATCTCTAAGGTATTATTTTCTTAATTTTTTATTTTCTTATTATTTATATCTAGTTAGGCACCTGTTTTTGAGTAGTGCCTATGTATTGGTACTAGATAATTAAGAGGATGCGTGAGATATGCCATTAAGTCCACAAGATGCTGAACATTCAGATCCATTTGCCGGTACAGGTTATTATACTTGGCCAGTAACTGGTGCTCAACCAGGTTTACAGACTCCAGCTACAAAAAGAGATGGGGGACACACAGACCCCTCCAATTCTCTTCCAAATATGGATCAACGCCCTATGGCAGATCCAACAGCTTCACGTACTGTTGGGCATCATTCCGACCCAGCTAATGCTCTTCCTAATATGACAAAGAGTATTAATCCTAGGGCTGGTATTACCGATGCTGAGAAAGCAGTTAATTACCACGTTAATTTACAAGAGCAATCATCTTTAGTTAAATTAATAAAATCTTTGGAAGATAGGCTAAATGTTACAGGTTTCGGTACTTCAGCTACCGTGGTTCATTCAGATGTAGCTGAGGAGAATTCAGTATTAAGAGATATCCCACTCTCTGGGTTATTACCCGGAGCCGGTACACCTGTACCAGAGGTACATTCTGATCCAACTCTAGAAACTAGTTATAGAACAGGTAGACCCTCTAAGCCCGCTAACTTTACTGGAACTCCTGGTAGAGATGGTAATACTAGATTGGTAACATTAACTTGGGATAGACCAGCAGCTTCCGAGAGAGTTATTTTCTGGGAAATCCTAGAAAAAGAGTCAGATGGTGTTTTTAGGCCAATAAAGATAGCAGCTTCTTATCCATCAGGTATAGTTAATAACCCAAATTATGTAATTAATACTACACCGAATAGCCTATTAAGCTATAATACAATTCTTCTAATGCCGGTAAATGGTAATCCAAGTATAACCCTTGTTAGAAACACTCAAGGTACTTACTCTTTTAAGGTTAGAGCTTTTACTACTGGAGGTATCTATTCTGTAGATAGTGATGCAGCAGATGTTCTGATTGATACCACTAACCCAGCTAATCCAACTAATGTGGCCTTGGCCGTAAATGCAGATACTAAAGTACCCACTGTTACCTGGACAGCCCCAGCAGATAATGATCAGATTAAAAACTTCACTGTTTCTATCAAGAAAGTAGGACCACCAGATACAGTTGTTGTTACGGCTCTTGATATAGCATCACCCTATGTCGGTGAGGCTATTGCTGATGCAGGAACTTATTATGCGGAAGTAACAGCTAGAGATAGGCAGGATAATGTTTCTGCTGTTGTTAAGTCCGCTAACGTGGTAGTAGCGATTTAGAATAATAAAAATTAGTAAGGATCTGGTGTTTTTATCTAGACACCAGATCCTTACTATAATTAGATATGTTGGAATTGACAACGTGGACTCAATCTGTAAAAGATTTTTTGAAAAAATACGGCACAGAGGCAGAAATATATTTAAGATCTCGTGGAGTAACTGAAGAAGAGCAGGATAAGTTTGATATAGGGTTTATAAAAAGATTTCAAAGAATTGATGGTGATTCTATTGATTCTATACTGTGGAATAAAACTTTTTGTAGTAGTAGATTTGAATCCAATAGATTAATATTTCCTATACATAACTTATCTGATAAGGTTAATTCTATAGTAACAAGGCCATTTAGTCATAAGCATTATATTAATTTTTTTCCAGAAAAGGCAGTAGATTTTGGAATATTATGGGGGTGGAAACAGGCTGAAGAGCATATATATAAATCTGGAAAAGTTGTTATAGTAGAAGGAATCTTTGATTTACTCTCTATACAAAAATTTATTCCAAATTCTTTAGCCGTTTTAACCAGAACGTTTACTGATGGTCAGTTAAATAAAATTTCATTTTTTGCAGATCATATAACTTTAGCTTTTGACAATGATGTTCATGGTGAAAGAGCTAATGCCATATGGGGTAAAGAATTACAAAAAAGAGGTTTTAATGTAGGAAATATAAAATATGGTTATCATGATCCTAATGACTGGTTTATGAAAGATCCGGTAGGAATGTCTAAAACGTTGTCAAAAATTTTTCAGTGAATTTGATCATTTATCAGTGCTATAATTAGATGAGGAAAACCTTTGTGGAGGAAATGTATGGTTAGTGTAGCTGATAACGTAAGTGAGAGCCTTGATTTTGAGGCACTTATAAAAAAGTTTAGTAAAACTAAAGAGGTAACAGAAGATAAGTACCTTTATCTAAGGGACTTTAGATATGTACATGATAAAGATTTAGGACACACTCTTGTAGATAGATCTAATAACGATCAGTACGTTTTATATGGCGATACACCGATTAGACAGCTTTGTAAAATAGTTAAAGTTCCATTTGATTTCCTAAAAAGGAATCCAAATTATCTAAATGATGATATAATGGATTTCTGGTTATCAGAGACTCTTAAACAAGCTGAAGAAAAAAGTAATGGTACACACGGAGATCATAAATTATTTCGAGTTTTTAAAAAGAATAGCGTAAATTATGTTAGGGCTATAGTGGATTATGATGTTTCTATTGTTAATAACATAGATATACTTGACTTAGTTAGAGATACTTTTAAATCAGCGGAGCTTACTTTCGTTAAGGGAACTGATTTTCTAGACTCTGTGTTAAATTTTAGGGTTTCTTTAGAGGAAAAGTTTGATCCTGGTGACGGTGAGGTATGTCATCTTGGTCTTCATATTAAAACATCTGAGCTTGGTGTTAGTAAGTTTGTATTGGATTCGTTGATTTATAGACCAGTTTGCGATAACGGTCTTATTGTAAAATATGGCGGTAAGCCGTATTTCAGTAGTAATTATAAAGGTGTAGCAACATCCGATCTTTCTGGAATTCTATCTAATTCATTAGAAAGAATGAACAATGATTTAAGTGTTAGTTTAGGTAATTTAAGAAAGTCTGTTGAAGAAAAAGTAACAAATTCTGATGTTCGTAGTTTATTTAATAAATTTAAAACTCAAAGGGGATTAAATCCAAAATTTATGGAAATGGTTGAAGGTAGGGCGTCTTTATCAGAAAATCTTTGGCAAGTAGTTAATAATATAACTAATGCTGCTAAGGAATTGCCTACAGATCAGAGAGTTAAATATGAAAGATTTGCAGGAGATCTTCTTCAATTAGATTTTAAAGTTAATTAGTAGAGTGCTAACTACAGAATCTCTTGCTTCTAAGTATAGACCGACTACACTTGATGGTGTAGTCGGTCAAAATAGAGCAGTAAGGGTGATAAAAACTATTCTGAAGAGGGGAGTTTATAGTACCGCATATCAATTTGAGGGTATGCGTGGTAATGGAAAAACCACTTTGGCTAGAATACTAGCTTGTGGAATGTTATGTAAAAATTTTAAAAATGACGGGAATCCTTGCTTAGTTTGCGATTCTTGTAAATCATTCTTAAATAAGAATCACCAGTCTTTTTATGAACTCGATGCGGCCACAAATAGTAGTATAGAGGATATAAAGAAGATAGTTAGTGATATTAAAAATAACTTAATAAGTGGAAGTAATTATGTATTTATAATTGATGAGAACCACATGATATCTACCGCAGGACAAATGGCCTTACTAAGGATGATTGAGGATGGCGGAGGTAACTTTTCATTTATATTTTGTACAACAGAAAGAGAAAAGGTTCTTCCTACATTATATAGTAGGTGTTTAGATATTCAAGTTGATTTTGTTGATGTTAATAACATAATTGATAGGCTTTTATTTATTTGTAATAATGAGAATATAAAATATGATTTGGAGGCTATACATAAAATAGCTATAATATCTAAAAATCATGTTAGAGATGCAATAATGATTTTAGATAAATTAAGTATTTTTGGTATAATAGATGATAATTTAGTTAGAAATTATTTTGATTTTGATACAAAGGAAATGTTTTTAGAGATACTAGCGTATTTATCTGTAGACATTAATAAAACACTTGGTATACTAAATAATTTATTATGTAGAAAAAATAGTAGAGATATTAGTTTGGGGATATCTAAAGCAGCACAGGATTCCTATTTATATGGAAAGAATGGTAGTGTTGGTAGTATAAGTAATGTTTTTATGAAAACAGTATATGATCAGTTTGGAGATAGCTTATTAGTAATATCTAAATTTTTTGGATCCCCCCCTCCATATCTATCACAAGAGGCTTTAATAGCAGATATATTATTAGTGGAGTCTAGAATGAGAGTTTCCGCTCCATTATATGATTTAATATCTAGTGGACCATCACCATTACATAATTTTATTAAGTTTAACAGTGATTCATCTAGTCAAATTAAAACCGATCTTTCTTTAGAAGAAAAAGCTAGAAAATCTAATAATTCAGATCATATAAATAATAAAAAGTTAACAAAGGATCAATTCGCAAGCCTTTTAGGTGGGAGTGTGTTAAATGAGTGATGGTAATAAAAAAGGTTGGTTTATAGCTCAGTTATCATATGCTGGCGAACAACAAGCAGATAGCTTAGTAGCTAAAGAAATTAAGGATAAGATAGGGGATTGTGATATATTTTTTCCCTCCTATAAAGAGGAGGTTGACGGCTTTCTTATAAATAAAACACTTATACCAGGTTATGTCTTTATAAGAATGTGTGAGAAAATATCAGATCCATTTCAATTAGAAACATCAAATTTTATAGAAAGGATTATTACAACTTATAATAGTGATAAGGGTAGGAGAGTAAAAATAGTAAGTGACTCTTATATTGATAGCATAAAAGATAAGTTATTATGTGAAATAAAAAATACAAATATAAAAGAAGGTCAAGATATTTTTATAAGTAGTGGATTGTACGAAAATTTAACAGGTAAAATAGTAAAAATTATAGATAAAACTTCAAAAGTCCTAGTAAGAATAGAATTATCGTCAAGAGTATTATTAGTAGAGGTTCCACAGTCTTGTCTTAGTGAAATATAGTATTTTATAGCTTTAATAATTAAGCCCAAGTATTGATCTTGGGCTTAATTATTTTTTTTTTATATTATATGTAAAATATTCTATAATAAATTGATATGTTAATTTTAAAGTTTCCTAAAATAACTTATTTGGGGTGTATTTAATGGCATCAAACTGGTTTGTTTTTTCTATGGAGCCATATGAGCTTGAGTCAAGGTTTGGATCTGACCAAGCTCTTATTTATGATGAGGAAACAGAGGAAGAGCAGGAAGCGTGTGATTTAGAGGCATCTTTATTAGAGGAAGAATATAGAAAGCTTTTTGCAGATCAGATGGAAAAAGTTAATATGTTAATGAAATATTTGGATCCAGTAGAAAGGGATTATTTAAATTTATATTTTAATTTAAACAGGGATCAAAATGATATAGCTAAGATATTTAATATAACGCAAGGTGCAGTTAGTTATAGATGTAAAACAGCAATAGATAGGATAAAGTTTTTATTATACATTCCAAGATTTTATAGAATAAAATTAGTAGATGATTTAGATAAAGTAATGCCAGAGCCTTTATACACTGAAATTCTTTTATTGATGTATGAAACTTCGTCACAGTCAGCAGTGGCTAGACATATGGGTTTTTCTCAAGGTCAAGTAAGGTACAGACTTTTACGTGCTCTAGACATATTAAAGATATTTGGGGAAAGAGATCTATTGTATAGGTCGTATTTCAAATGTTTTGATTTGATAAGAGATCACCCAAATATCACAAGAAATATGGATCTTTCAGATTTTTGGTTGCCAGTAAGCGAAATAGATCTTCACGGAGAGTGTTTAATGTCTAAAAATGACGTAGATAATGTATAGTTGTTTTGTAAGTGCTTTTTAAATTTTTTAGTTAGGTCTTTATTATATTTATATAATAATTGTTTAGTAAGACTTTAGAGAGTTTTATGGATAATAGTGATAAAAGTAAAAAGAAAGGTATCATAAAGGTATCATCTATAAGTGATTTAGATGGTTTCATAAAAGTTGCTGATGATGGCACTCTTATCCATAAGTCTACTATGGATTTTTGGAAAATATCAGATGACGGTTCATATATAGAGCAGCTATATGATGATAGTGGCGATCCATTTAAGTGTTAGGAAAATTCAATGAATTTTAATGATTATGGCTTAAACAGCAATGAATTTGATATATCTATAGAAGATATACAAGATCATGTTCATGGAAATAGTATATTTGGTGCTGGACCACAAAATGCGTTAGGAAATATTTCAGACTTAATAAGCGATAGCTGTATAGTAGACCATTCTTGGCTTTCTAATCCAGAAACATTTTATAGTAATCATAGTATAGCTCCTGTGCATAAAGATTTAGAGGAAGAATGGCTTCAGGGCGATACTCTTTACGGAGCTTTTAAGTTAATAAAGAACACTGAACCTATAGTAACTCAAATTAAGAAAAATAATTTATGGGACCATTCCGATATTACTAAAGATAATTTATACCATTGGTCACCACCAACAAATGGCAGATTTGATCCCATTAAAAAATCATCTATAAATGTTACTCAGTTTTATAAAAAATTACTTCATAGGGGGTATACTGGGGATACATTTGAAACAGAAGCAAAAAAATATATGGACTCAGAGATATGGAGCAAGACGGCAAGTAAAAGAGCAAAATTATTAGACGATCATGAAGGATTGATGGGTAATGTTTATGTTGATGTTACTGCATTTGAAAGTTGTGAAGATGCTAGAAGGTTTACTAATAAATTTAATAAAACAGCTAAGTTTGTACTAAAAACTTTTGCCTGTGATGACTGTATTTTTAATAAGATTGGAAGATGTGAACTTCTTAGAAAGAAAATAGCTTTTTCAAAATCAGTAAATGATGAGGTGGCAAATAGCTACTTAGATTATTTAAAAACTGTTGAAAGGATAGACGATAATTTTATAAATAAAGTTTCAAATTTGTCAGTTAGGGATAAATTAAAAACTGCATTTTTACATAAGAAAGATATTAAAGTAAAGGAAGGTGGAGTAAAAGCAACCTTACCCCCTAAGAAAGTCGTTGAGATTAAAACTAATGATGATGTATTTAAGATGGTTAAAGGTTATATAGAGTCTGGTACACCAGTTAGAAAAATTAGAGCGAATTTAGCTAAAGTAGTGGATGAGTATAATTTTGATAGTATAGTCAGTAAAGTAGTAAAGAATATTCCAGTAGTTTCTGTGGATGTTGACGAATGCGATTCTAAAACTCTTAAAAATTCTAATTTAATTAAAAGAGCTAGTAAATGTTCAGGTTGTGTTAATGATTTAGGTACTCATTGTAAGTTATCAGGTACGAAATTCAATGAGGTATTGATACCTGAGATTAAGACTAGACAAGGTGGGGTTAAGGCTAGTACCCCTGAAAAAGTAAAATTAGAAAATAGAGATGTTAATAAATTTATACCTAAGGTAGCAAAAGCTATTGAGAGTGGCGCTAGTTATAATAGAATGCTTAAAGCATCAAACGGTAAATTAACAGAGCCAGAATTTAAAAAAGTTTTTGATGCTGCTATGAAGGTAGCAAAAGTAGCTTCTCCTGATCAATTTAATAACTGTGATAATAAATCTTTTGCCTTATCTGAGGAGATAAAACAAGGTAATAAATGTAGTGGTTGTATTTTTAATGAAGAATTTAGATGTGCAAAGCTGAAGAAAGCTTTTACTGATATTAAATCATCTACCGAAGTTATTTCAGCAGAAGTGTTAGCAGATCATCATTTATACAACTCTTTTTATAAAGATCTGGACTCATCAAGCCTTATCGATATAAAACCAGTTAATAAAAAGATTGATAAAATGGATATACAAGGATTAGACGAGTTTAATGTCGAATGGTAATAACGGAAATGGGAACGGTAACGGTAACGGTTATCATAGCTATAACGGAGACGGTGGCGAGTTAGAACGTTACGAAGAAAGTCTTAGAGTAAAATTTCAAGTAGCTAAAGACAGTTTTCCAGAGACTTTAGATTTTGTAGTAACTGGGATTTTAGAGGAGATTATACAGTTAAGGACATGGAGAGAGGATGTAAAAAGGAGGAGTCCAAATGCCGATACTTCCGTTATATCAGAAAAAATAGTAAAAGCTTGGAAAGTATTTGGTGATTTTATAATAGAACAACAAAAACTCTCTGTTTCAGAAAAGTTCTCATTTAATAGCCCATATGTGTCTGAACTAGTGAGATCTATTTTAGATTCAGTACAAAACGTTTTAATTGAATTAAAGGTAGAACCCAATAATATAAATGTATTTTACCAAAAATTAAATACAAGAATGGTTAATTTAGAAGAAGAGGTAGAAAAGAGGGTTATATCTAAGTCATTAAACTCTGGTAAGTAGTATTATATGAAAATATCAGACATTATAGCAAAAGAATACGTATCTACGTCCTCTGATGCTGAGATTGCGGATATTATATCTTTTTGTGAGTCTAGTTGGGGGGCAAAAAGCACACTGTTTCCGGTACAAAGATTCGTACTTAAAATGTTTTATGGCATACCATTAGATAGAGTAAATAAAACAATAAAAGTAACTGATAAGTTTAGACAAAAAATTTTATATGAGTTTACGGAATATGAGTATTTACAATACTTATATAGTCAAGGTAGATGTAACGTAAAAGAGGATGGAAAGCCTTTTCTAGAGATGGCAATGGTTATGGGTAGGAGAGCGGGTAAATGTTGTAATGGAGCCACTTTGAGCAACTTTAAAGGTTTGGGATTTAGATATATAAATGAAATTTTACCTACTGTAATAGATGAAAAAATATTAGGGTTACAAAACATTAAAATTAAAACTAGATTTGGGTATAAAAATGTTATAGCTGGTATATCAAGACCGTCAGAAAAAGTAATAAATTTAAGAACTAACAAAGGATACGAGTTCGGCGGCTCAGAAACTCATCCACTTTTAGTTATGGATAAAGATGGGGAACTGAGGTGGAAGAAAATGCCGGAACTGTCTATAGGAGATTATTTATGTATTGATAGACATAAATATGAATTTGGAGAAGATCTTGAAATATCTAAAGAAATTACTGATAGATTTTCACCAAATAGTAAATCTAGAAAAAAATATAAAATACCTACGAAAATAACACCAGAATTAGGACGGCTTCTCGGTTATTTAGTAGGTGATGGTAATGTTAGTTGTAAAGACACAATTAGTTTGGTATCCTCTGATGTAGATATTATAAATAATTATATAAATATTACAGAAAATATTTTTGGATTTAGGCCCCCAATAAAGCAACATCATAATTCAAAAAAAACAAAAGTAATTAAATATAGTTGTAAAGGAATAAGAGGTTTTTTAGAGTACTTAGGCTTAGAAAGAGTAACCGCTCATTATAAAAAAATACCTAAATATATTAGATATAGTTCTAAAGAAACAGTAAAAGAGTTTTTGATCGGATTATTTGATACTGATGGTACAGTTTCTTCAAAAAATTATAAAAATAATATAAGCTCTTTAGGAGTTAGGCTGACATCAGTTAGTAGTAATTTGGTTAGGGAAGTACAAACAATTTTATTAGGTTTTGGTATAATATCTAATAGATCTAAATTTACAAGAAATTATGTAAAACATGATGGTACAAAAGCAATAGGTTGGGATCTAAATATTTATGCAGAAAATGCTTTTATTTTCTTTAATGATATAGGATTTGGACTATCTAGAAAACAAGATAGTTTTTATTTAATTAAAAGGGATAACCATAGAAATGTAGATAGAATACCATATATACGTAGTAGAATTTTAAATATGAAGAGTATTGAAGGAAAAGGTTTTAAAAATAAAGAAAGATCTTGTAAATGGTTAAAAATTCAAGAGAATTATCAACAAAATAGAATTTCTGTCTGTGATAGTATAAAATCAAATAATTTGACTACAGTATTAGAGTATTTTAGTGAAGTATCTGGATGTGAGAAAGACTTAGAATTTTTATCTAGCATACAAGGTATTTACTTTGATACTATAGATGAGATATGGGAAACTTTTGAGCCAACATATGATTTTTTTGTTCCGGAAGTTGGGGAATTTGTTGGTAATGGTATAGTTTCTCATAACTCTACTATGACTTCTCTTATTACTTGTTATGAATATTATAAAATTTTGGGAATAGGAGATCCAATAGAGTATTATAACTTGATGCGGGGAGGTAAAATAAAAATTATTAATGTAGCTAATGGTCTTAATGCTGCTACAGAAATTTTTGATTTAACAAAAAATATTATAATGAATTGCCCTATCCTTCAGAAGTATAATGCTAAATTACATAAGAAAGAGATAAGATTTAGAACTCCTTGGGAGATAGAACATACGCCACTTTCTGATGGGTCAATTGTAGGACATACAGGGGGATCTTTATCCAGAACTATTCGAGGCGGTTCAGCAATACTGGTAGTGTTGGATGAACTCGCCCACATGGTTGATAATGGCGGCGTAGCTTCATCCGAGAAGATATATGAAGCTTTAACTCCTTCCGTTACCTCATTCGTTAATAGACAAGGTAAACAGGAAGGTAAAATTATATCTCTGTCCTCACCATTAGGTAGATCAGGTCAATTATATAAATTATACCTTCAAGGTATGAGTGAAGCCGGAAAATCTGGAATTTTAGTTCTTCAGATCCCCACTTGGGAGATGAATGAAAATTTAGACCCAGAATATTTAATGACTAAGTATAAACGTAATCCAGCTTCATTTATGGTTGAGTATGGGGCTGAATTTGGTGACGTAAGAAAAGCTTGGATAAAAGATAAAGAGGCATTTAAGGTTAATTGTATAATACCTGGACATTTTAGAACAAGTGGCGAATTCGGTGTTCCCCATTTCTTAGGAATGGATGTGGGTCAAATAAATGACGGAACCGCTATAACTATAGGACATTGGCAGAGTGATGTTTTAATTACTGATTATTCTAGAGTTTACTATTCTCAGAATGAAAGCGGATTTCAAGATACTTATGATTTTTCAGGAGTTTTAGTACAACATCCTCAAATGTTAGAGGACATAGCTAGAGAGATTTTAGAGATTAGTAAAAAATTTTATATAGTGAAAGGATGGTTTGATCAAGCTTACGGCCTTAATCTTAAAGAGTACTTGAAAAAATTCGGAGTAAATCAGTTAGATTTAGTATTTGTTAATAGAAATATAAATTCAGATGTATATAAATCTGCTCATAATTTAATCATAGAGGGTAAAGTTAAAATACCAATAGACCCAGCACATTTTACAGGAGCGGTTTCTACCGCCGAAAGTGATCGGTTTATAAAAGAACTTTTCTCTCTTGAAGAAACTGTTCATGCTAAATATGTATCTACTGTAGCTAAACCAGATATAGAAGGTATGGTTGATGACCAATCAGATTCTTGGGCTAGAATGTGTCATTATGCTACATTATTTAAAGCTAGCCACGGAAATAAGTTTTTGAGGACTTATTCCATGGCAGAAGCAGCTAAGCCAATGTCAGGATCTTATAAATCGTTTTACAGAAAGAAAGCGTCTTTACATGGTGGATATAGTGAAAGGAACTCATTAAATAGGAGAGGTAGAAAGTGAGTTTATCCAATGATAATTGGTGTCAAATGAGCGCTGAGGCCGATAGATTAGTGTCGTCAATTAAAAAAGATTTAGATAATCTTTCAAATATTTATGAAGCCTTATATAAAGAATCAAGAAAAGTAGGAAGTCCATCATTATCAGAGTACAGAAGATTACTTCAAGTCTCTAACGGCTGCCATAGAGTCTTATCAGATGTTGTTAAAAGAGGTAGAAAAGCCTATTTGTCTCATGAAGACTTTAGAACAAAAGTATTAGATAGTGAGGCAGATCACGAAAAATCTGGTAATAGAAGTAACTATAGTAGAGTTTCTTTTAAAAAATTACCAGTAAAAAGAAATGTATCTAGAATAGAGGAGTGGACACAAATACCTTCTACTCCAGAGGATGAAATTTAAATTATATGCCTAGAGCAAAGAAAAATACCGCTAGTACTGTTACTGCAAGTACTATAAACAATAAAAAATATCATGCTACTGTAGCCTGGACTAAGAGCGGCAGTTCTAATACTGGGTCTTCTTTAGATTCCGCATTTAATAATAGAAATGGCACAGATATCCTTGATTCTAACTCAACACCTTTCATAAGCCCATATCTATCAACAGATATGTTAGAACTTCCTCGCTCTAAGCGGGAGGTTAGAAGGTGGTATCGCCATTACTATAGAAATGATCCAATTGTTGGTCCAGCTATAGATCTTCATTCTGAAATTCCTTTATCTAAAGTAATGTTGACTATGCCAGAAGCTAAAGATCATGAAACAGCTAAAAAAATACTAAGATTCTTTGAAAGAATGGTAGAAAAAATTGGTTTATTTAAAAAATTACTTTCAGTAGCCCATGAGTACAATCTTATTGGAGACGTTTATGTATTTTCTGAGTGGGATGAAGAAACTAGAGCTTGGAGTAGGATTACGGTATTAGATCCAGATACTATTGAAGTAAAGCATTACCCATTCACTGATTTTGTGGAAATTTCTTTAATGCCAGATACATCTACTAGAGAGTTAGTTCAAAGATCTGCTATTGGTGATAGAGCGGCTTTAGATGCTATAAAATCTATGCCTAAAGATATCGTAGATTATATAAAAAGAGGGGATAATATACCTTTAGATACAGATCCATATTCTGGAAGTCATGTTTATCATTTAGCCAGAAAGATGTCAGATTATGAAGATTCAGGTACTAGTATTTTAGATCGTGTTCTTAGAGATTTATTAGAGTTAGAAAAATTAAGACAAGCACAGACAATGATTGCTAGTAGAAATATGACCCCAAAAAGAATTGTATGGGCAGAAAATATCTCTGCTGCTGATGTCGAAGAATTAAGAGAACAAATTGAGGCATCAATGATTGATCCTGATTACTCAATTGTTACCAACTATCAGCTTAATTGGGAGGAGATAGGTGCTAATGATAGATTGTTAGATCTAACTGCTGAATATGAGAGAATTTCTAGCAGATTATTAGCTGGGTTAGGTATAACAGCAGATTTACTAACAGGGGAGTCTACTTTTTCTGGAACAAGAATAACTCTTGAGGTTCTAAATACTAGATATTTACTTTTTAGGGAAATAATGCAGAATTTTGTAGAGGAAGTTTTATTTAAACCAGTTGCTAAGGCCAATGGTTTTATAGAAAAAGACGATGATGGCGTGGAGAAACTGCTATATCCTAAATTAGCATTTAGAAGATTGGCCCTTAGGGATAGTGCTGATGTGTTTGATTCATTATTCCAGTTATATAATAAAGGATCTATAGATATAGCTACAATTCTTGATTTATTTAATATAGATCCAGTAAGTATTCGTATAAGATTAGAACAAGATATGGGTACAGTTAATGATGCAACTTTTAATGAAGTTCTTAGAAATGTTTATCAATCAGTAGGGCAGAAAATTGTAGAAAATACAGATGTAGCAGAGAGATTGTCTAAATATTTGAGGCTTGAGTATAAAGAAAATGCCGGTGGTGGTGAAGAAGGATTAGGGGGCTTAGGTGGTGGAATGGGTGGTGATCTTGGCGGGATGGAAGGAGATCTGGGGGGAGATTTGGGAGACTTAGAGGGGGGAGGCGATTTAGGTGGTGAGTTAGGCGGTGATCTAGGTGGTGAAGGAGGAGGAATGGGGGGTGAAATGCCCTCCGCTAACGTAGAAACACCAAAAGGCATGTAAAAGTCTTTAATTTAATTTACTACTAGGAGGGTTTTATATATATGAGAGATATAGTAAAAGAATTAAATAAAATTGCTAAATCTTTAAATAAAAAATATAAAAGTAAAACCCGTGGAAGACCAAGAGAAAATCCCGATATGGCAAAATTAGAGGAAACTAATTCTAAAGGTAAATGGCAAGATAATGAAACAGGTATAAAAAAACCTAAAAGATATGATAGTAGACATAAAAGAGATCTTACTAAGGGTACCTCAGATGCAGAACCTACTGAACCAAAGGAGCCTACGTCGTACTAAATGAAAAAGAAAGCTTTATTTGAGCAGTATATAGATAAGTTTAATCTTAAAGAACATATTTTACTTAATCAAGTAAAAGCTGTCTTGTTAGCAAATGGATTAGAGATTGACAATGCTCATAATATAGCTATGATAATGAAAACCGCTCCTTTTTTTGATATTGAGACAGTTATTTATTATTATCAAAAATTAAGAGGTTTAGAGGAGACTAACGTTTCACAATTGTATAGTAGATCCAGAATATTTCCACAAGGTCAGGCAGACGCACCACCTTACAATTTCTTTTATTATAAAACATCTAGTGAAAAATTATCAAATAGTTTAATAGTAATGATAAATGATAGTATTTTTTTCGTAAAAGATGCTGATAGTGTAAAAAATTTGGTAAAAACTGAAGTTACCAAGTTAGGAAAAAATTTATATAAAGATTTTAATTTTGATGAGTTTATAGATTTTGTTGCTGGTAAACATAGCGAAGATAAATTGTCTACTGTAATTAGTTATGTTTTTATTGGTAAAGTGGAAAAAACTAAAGACGGGTTTACAATAACTTGTACGAAAGAGTTATTGTCAAAATCTAAAGAGATTAAAAATAAATTTAAAGGGTCAAAATTTGTTGTTGACGATAGTATATCTTCAAGGCCATCCATAGAACAGTGGGTAAATGAATTTATAGGTCAGAAAAATAAAAATAGAAAAACTTCATTTATAGTAAAATTATCAGATCCAAGAGGATTCGCAAGACCAGACAATTTGATACCGCATCAATTTGAGGATATATGGGAGGAGGCTTTATTTGAGATGCGTGACGAAGATTTATTATTTGATGATAATAAAAATCCTAATTACTCCGAAGCTTTTGCTCATTATGATAAAATGTTAACAGATAGAGTTAATAAATTAGAAAAAGCTGTAGATGAGATAGAGAGTAAAAAACCAGTAATAGATATAAGATATAAATGGATTTAGTTTTCTAGTTTTTTATTATCAATCTTAAATAGATACTTGGAGTAATTATATAATGGCGAGAAAAAAGATAGCTTTATATCCATTCGGAGCTTCCGCAAGAGATTTTAAGGTTGGGCAGAAAGTTCAAAGACTTATTACAAGCTCTACGGCGTCTGTATTTGTAGGTACAGTTTTGGCTGTTAATCCATCAATTGAGAAAGTTGATGTTCAATGGCCCATCGGCATTGTGAGAGAAGATCCTGAGTGGCTTATACCTGTTAGTGACTCTTTAGGTATTGAGCCTACAGTTAAAAGTGTTAGTGCAAAAATTCCTACAGATACTGTGTGGAATATGGCAATGATGCATCTTTCTAAATTAGCTAATATTTTTTCTGATGCAAATGCCTTAAAATCTATAGGTAAGAATGAAGTTTATACATATGATGTGTTATCCAGTAACTATGGCCAGAGCATCGCAGATAACACTATTAGAGAAGTGGTAACTGCTGCTTATCAAGGGAAAAAAGCTAGTTTATCAAAAGATCTTAGTTATATATTAGAAAATTTTTATGGGCAGTACTAGAAGGTTTTTTGTAAAGAAAGCTGAGTGGCCTACCCTTGTAGAAAGTTACGATGGTCAAGGATCACCCGGTCCTTACTATTTGGAGCCGATAAGAAGTATACAACCTAATACGTTTAGCCCACTTCCGTCTAAGATAGATAGAGGTGTTAAAGAATATTTATGTTCTTTTCCTCTTTTAGGTAAAGACTCAAAAAATCAGATATATATTAATTTAAAAGCAGAGGGTGTAGATAACTATAGAATTATTATTAGTAGTAGTAAGAATGAGATAGATTTAGGATTATGTAGTCATTTAACAAAACATGATTCTAAAGAGATAAAACAACATTTTATAGCATATGCTAGATCTATATCTTCTACTTTTAGAAATCTGCAAGATTTTTCTGGTATAGATTAAAATATGGGTGAGAAAGAATTCAAAGAGATAAAAAGGATATTAAAAACTCCTGCTGACTATAACTATAAAGGATATACTTTTCATCCAGTATTTTCTGGTAATCCTTCAATATTTACTGGTAATGTAGTAATACACTCAAAATCTGATGATAATTCCCCAACATATTCTGTTGAAGAAGCTGTTGATTATGTAAATAGTAAAACGGCATCGCAAAAAAGAATATTTTATAGGATAAAGTAAAATGGCCTTTAAGATTTATGCATCTGCTCAAGTAGCTACTCCAGATGTAAAACCACATGGTTATTGGAGTAGGGTAAGAACTGCTAGTTTAGGACAAAATTCATCTTTTAATTTGAGAGCGTTTAGTCCAAGAGACTATTTATTTTCTCATTGTACAATTATAGCAAGTGTAGATACTGAGCCATGGTGTGATCATTACATAACTAAGAGTACAGAGCAATATATCAACGGTAACTGTTTTCCAGGCGATACAAGAATATTAATGGCTGATGGTACTACTAAATTTATAAAAGATATAGAGATAGGTGATTTAGTTATAACACATGACGGCACCAGTAAACCTGTTACTAGGTTATATGAGAGATATTATAGTGGAAACTTAGTAGAAATAAGTCCAACAGGGGTTGGACTTAAGGTATTAGCTACTCCTGAACACCCATTTTCTTCCTATAAATTTACTAATTATGGAACAGGTAGAGGTAAAAAGGGTAAAAGAGAATTTAATTGGTCAGAGGCTTCATCTTTAAAAAAGAGGGATGTTTTGAGATCACCTATCATTAAAGGTGATATTAAAGATCCTGATGTTACACCGGGAAAAGCTAGACTTTTGGGGCTATATTTAGGGGACGGTTACGTTGAAAATAGGCCGTTATACAGAAGATACCCTAATGAGACAGAAGAAAATTACCCATATTCCGTACAATTTAGTTTTTCTATACAAGAAGAAAATGTAGCTTTATTATGCCAGAAATTACTCAGTGACGAATTTGGATTAGGTAGTACTTTATATTATAATATTAATGATAATGTCATAATAGTAAATGTTAATAAATCCCCTAAAACAGCAGAGTGGTTTATTAAGCATGCTGGTCAATACGTTAAGCAAAAAAAGTTACATTCATCAGTTCTTTTATGGCCAGTAGACATTCAACGTTACCTTTTAATGGGATTACTAGAAAGTGATGGTTCAGTATTTACTGCAAAATCTAGAAAAAATGATATAAGAGGTTCAGTAAGTTTAAGTAATAGAGAAGTTATTGAACAATGTTATCAAATAGCAAAAAGAGTTGGGATAAATGCTAGATTATTTTTCCATGTCGGAACTGGTGCTGAGTTAGTAAGAACGTCTGGAAAGTTATCTGGTAAGACTTTTTATGACAATGACTCTTATCAAATTAATATACAACAAGGATATTTAGAAGATCTTATGCGTGACTCTACTTATTCTTTCAAGGTAGTGACTAAGAGAAATTTTGTACGTTATTTAGCAGACCAAGATTTTACTTATCATTCAGTTAGAAATATTAAAGAAGTACCTTTTTCTGATAAAGTCTATAACATAGAGGTAGAGGATAATCATACTTATGTAGCTAATGGTGTTTTAGTTCATAACTGTGATAGCTGGACTCGTGGAGTCCTTAAAAAAACCTATAAAACATTTATAGGAGCAGAAAATTATGTGGAGCATGTTCAAGTTCCTGCTTTGTCTAAGGGTAAGATCGTAGATGCTGTTTTAAGAGAAGTAAATAATGATACATTGTATACAGATATTTTGGTAGCTACTCATAAAAAACATAGAGATCTTATTAATAAAATAAGAGTTGGATCTTATAATGCAATGTCTATGGGTTGTATTGCTGCTTATACGATCTGTACTAAATGTGGTAATTTAGCGGCAGATGAAAGTGGCTTATGTATTTGTGTTAGAGCTAATAAAGGACAATATTTCCAAGATAAATACGGAAATGTTCGTATGATAGCAGAACTCTGTCTGCCCTGGGATAACAAAGTTCTTATGGCTGATGGTGAATATAAATATATCGATGAAGTGAATGTTGGGGACATGGTAATTACTCATAAAGGGTCTGGGAGAAAAGTTACAAAAACATTTAGAAAAGATTTTGTTGGTAATTTAATTAACATTAAGATAGAGGGTGGCATTAACAATATACGCTCTACTTACAATCATCCACATTATGTTTACGATAAAATTACTGGGGAGTTATCTTTTAAAGAAGCTAAAGATATTAAAGTAGGGGATTTTTTAGTTAAACAAGCTCCAAGAATATCAAAAAGTAGAGATTCAGCGAGAAGATCCTTCGGAATAACGGCAGATACCGCATGGGTTATAGGGTTATATGCCGCAGAAGGATATTATGATGATTCCTCTAGATTAAACTATGAAGTACGTTTTACTTTAAACGGTAATGATGAAATGGATATTGCTGATAAGATTAAGGAAATAATTGAGAGAGATTTTGAAGATAGTAAAGTAAAGATTTATCATTATGAACGTTCAGAAATGGAAAAAAATGTTGGTCATTTAATAAAAGATTTTAATAATAGTACTAGAGCAGTTATTGCATCAGCAAAAAAATTATCTGTGGTGGTAGAGTCTAAAGACTTTTGGTATTTTGTGAAGAAACATTGTTCTGGAAAAAGAGCCTGGGAAAAATCCCTTTCTAGTAAATTACTTAAATCACCTCTTTCTATACAGAGAAAACTTTTGGAGGGGTGGCTAACTGGTGATGGTTCTATAGATGAGCAGGGTAGGGTTAGGGGTTATACTACTTCAGAGAAATTATTTCATGATTTTGAGATAATAGCCACAAGATTAAATATTTGGAATAGAGGACAGGTTATTTTTAACGATAAAAAAACTACTCTTAGTGCTTTAAGATCCATTAATAGAAATATAGAAGAAGTTAAAGACGATAGAAATTGGAGAGCAAGTTTTCAACTTTATTTATCTCCAAAAGATGTTTATGATTTATCAGTAAATTCTGATTTATCCGATAAACAATTTAGTAATTTTCTAGGCGATTGTAGAAAAATAGAGATAAGTAAACCACGCGGGCAACATAATGGAGAGAAGTATAATTTACATAAAGTTGTTTCTATAGAATCTGAACCATATGTTGGTGAAGTATTTAATTTGGAAGTAGAAGAGGATCATTCTTATATAATAGATGGTATTGTTACTCATAATTGCGGGCATGAGTCTGATTCTTCTTCAGTTCGTTTCATTGAAGCTTCCTGGGTAGCACAACCTGCCTTCCCTGGGGCTGTTTTGAGAAATGTTCTAAATCAGGAGCAGGACACAATTTATTTATCTTATGCAGCAAATCCAGGGTACAGTTCAGTGCAGTCTTTAGTTAAGGGTATGCCAGTAACAGCTTCCTTAGGTGGGGGAAGATTATTATTCGCTGAAGAGGATAAAAAAAAGAAAGACCCAGCAGAGGAAGAGGCTGGTTTAGATTATTTTATGGAAGATGAGGATCAGTCAGAAGATCCAAGTGATGCAGAACAAGAAAGTGGCGATGAAGTTAGTAGTGATGATCCTTTTGCAGATTTAGATCTTTCTGGGGAAGTAGATGACGGTTTAGGTTCTTTAGATGAGGAGGAAGAAGATCCTCCATATAAACCCGCTCCTGCTAATAAGTCAAATATGTCCGGAATATTTTTCGCTGAGCCTTTAGATGATGACGAAGAAGAATTTGACTGGGATCAGTATTTAGAAGAACTTAATAAACAACAATTACCTGGACCAGCTATTATGGAAGAAACAATAATAAAGAGCCATTTAAAGCGAAATAGAAGATTTGATTATTTGTAAATAATTAATATTATTTGTAAGTTAGAAAAATTTCTTTTTCGTTAGTCGCTATTCCGAGTTTTAGTATTCGGATATTTTATCATTTCGAGGTACCTATGTCTAGAAAAGCAAGCCGTGATAGATGGTACGAAGGGTTCGCCAAAGTGGCAGCAGATGGGACTACTGTAGCTGAATTTAACTGCCCGAAGTGCGACACGAAGCTTTTAGTTACTTTTCCTGGCACAAAAGAGGAAGAGAGTGAGGCCCCTTCTGAAGAGCCCGTTGGAATGCCGCGAGCAAGTAATGTTCGTTCTAAGAAAGCGGCAGAAAGTTTAAGTCTTAGTGAAAGTGAGTCAACTAGTTTTGATTTTAGCGATCTAAGTTTAAGTGATCTAAGTTTAAGTGATTTAAGTGATAGTGAGAGTTTTAGTTCTTTAAGTGATAGTGAAAGTTTTAGTGAGAGCGATAGCGATATTTTAGATGAAGTTAATAGACTAGAAAAGTTTAGCTCTATTATAGATAGATTAGATGAATTAGCTGGAAAAGCTGAAAAAGTTAATCCTAAGATTGCTTCTAAGATCGATAGGGTTACTAATGAGTTGGAGCGGAGAGTCTTTAATAAGGACGACGAGAGTTAATTTAAGGGGAGATAGTTAAAATCATGTCAAAAAGAAAAAGATTAACTGATAAGGGTCTTTCCAAAAAGGCTCTCACGTATGAAAATACAGATCCTGGGTCATTAAATGTACAGAGATATAATCCTGATATGGAGAAGTATTTAACATGGGATCCGGAGGCTGTAGTTAATTTTGAACAGCCAGATATGAGACACGATTGGAAAGAAGACCAGACTATTCGTCATCCAAGTCTTCATGTTCCAATGCCATCAAGCCGTCAGGCTAAGCTAGCTGCTCTTAAAACTGCTCAAGTATTAGCTAAAAAGAGCGCCATGTCAATTAGAATCGCTAAGAAGCTATTCCCAGACGGCACTGATCTATTTATTGAGAAGCAAGCTACTGATTTAATGGATCTTCCACTTAAATCTCTTGAAGACACTATTTCACGAATTGCAAAGTATGAAGAAGAGGGCCGTATTTTAAAGGCCATGAATGAAGATGAAGACGAAGATGAGGGTACTGATGAAGACGGTTGGGAAGATGAAGATGCTGATGAGGAAGTGGAGGAAGATGAGTCCGATGGGGAAGTTGAGGAAGAAGATGAGGTAGATGTAGAGGATGCTGCTCCTGTAGGGGAAGTACCTGCCACAGATGCCGCTCCAGTTGATATTGCACCAGCCCCCGCTGGTGGCACAACAGCAGAACCACCCCCAGGTGTCAAAGAGCAAAATACCTCCGAACAAGAGGCTGCTTATGCTGAGTCTACAAAAGGTGGTGAAGGATCTCCATACAACGATACTTTAGGTCTTTCTGAAGATGCTGGTATGGGTGATTTTGGTGATGATGAGGAAGTTGTAGGTCAAGATGAGCTTCCAATTGAGTTTGATGGTCAAGATATGGATGTCCAATCTGGTCCAGCAGATAGCATGAGTGATGAAGACCTTGAAGGTCTTTTCACTGATGAAAGTAAAGAGGGTGTTCCTTCAGCCGAAGGCGAAGAGGAAAATGTAGATGAAGATGTAAAACCCAAAATGAGTTCTCTAAGAACCGCGAGTAAAAATAATCGTAATGTAGAAAAGAAAGGTGTCAAGAAGATTGCTTCTGGACCCCGTTCTAATTCTACAACGAAAGATTTAAGTGGTTTGTGGGAGAGTGCTCCAGATGTTAGACATATTTTTGGTTAAACTTCTGATTAGAGGAGAAAAGTAAATGGCTCTACGTATTTTATATGTGGGGCACCGCAACACGTTGTTCTCACTTGAAGCGGCTGCTTTCACATTCGACTCAAATCCGGCAGGCCGGACAATGACAAACGCTACTTTAAATGCCCAAACACCAAAAGGTGTGTTAGGCGGTACAGTAGCGGCCCTTAAAGGTACCCTTTTAGTAGGTGCCGCTGATGCTCAAAATGCGACTGTTCCTATGGGACTGTTCATTAACAATGCCGCTGGTAATCCTTTTGAGAATACCCCAGCAGTAGCATCAGAAAAAGGTCCATTTGTTTGCAATTTGGGTGTAGCCTATGTTGATGTTTATGAGACTAAGGATACTGATGGTAATGACTTAACTTATGCTGCCGGTAATCCACTTTATTCATCAGCTTATGGGCTATTAACGAAGCAAAGAACTGGTACTCAAGCACAAGTAGGATATGTCATTAAACCGCCAGTAGCGGGGTCCGATTCTTGGCTCGGCCTCATGTTGACGATATAAGGAGGTAAATGAAGATGCCAGAACAAATTTCAAATGAGCTAAAACAGCAAATCATAGGGGATCTTTTAAGAACATCCCAGGGTCGTCAGCGTTTAGCCGCTTCAATGACTCAGCCCCTCCGTCGTCGGAGAGATTACACTTCAGTAGCCCGTAAAGCTTATTTAGTTGAACAGCTACCTGATGGTGCCCTTCCGGTATACGACAGAGATCCTGATGTCACCGCCTATGTAGTCGGTGAAGAAGGTGAAGGCATTCTTGCCGTAACAAAGAGTACGAGAGTCCTATTCCCTCTATTCGAGTTAGCAAGCAACCCAGAAATCCCTCTAACTCAGGTTAAAGAGCGTAGATTCGACTTGATCGAAAGAGCGCAAGACTTAGCTAAGGCTGAAATCCAGGCGCAAGAGGACACCAAATCTTTCGCAATTATGGCAGCTATCCGCGATGCGGCTGGCGCTCCAAATGCGAAGATTAGAACTGGTGCTCCAATTACTCCGGCAGTTCTAGCTGATGCTTTCGCTGATATCGAGAAGTGGGATCTTCGTGTTTCTAGAATCTTCATGAATGCCCGTGATTATACCGATATCCGGAAATTCGGAAGAGATATTCTCGACATCGAGAGCCAGGCAGTCCTGTTAAAGACCGGTTTGATGGCGTACCTCTGGGGCGCACAGATAATCGTGTCAAGAATCGTTCCAGTTGGTGCAGTATTTGTTTGTGCTGAACCTGAATTCTTCGGTAGAATTCCAGTCAGAACAGAACTAACTGTACTTTCTGCTGACGATCCTAAGAACAGACTCATTGGATTCTCGGTCTTCGAGAACATTGGCATAGGGGTGCATAATCCATTAGGATTACAAACATTAGAGGTTACTACTGTTCGTTAATCATACCTAGCCAAGAAAGTACCCCCTTTATGGGGGTACTTTCTGTTTTTGGATCTAGTTAAACATTAGTGGTTGGTAGTATTTTCTAATCATAGAAATACTAGCCTGGGTCCATTACTTATTATCCTTCATATACATATATTTAGACCATTTTCTATTTAATGCTGAAGTTTCTAAGTTTATTAGTATATTTATTATTTTAGCCGCTCTCTGTGAATGTACTGAGTATTTATAGATGTTTCCATCTTTTCTTACTTCGGATGCAGTACCATATTTATTACCAGGACTTTCTTCATCAAATATTTTCTTTATCCAGTTTAGTAATTTATATGTTCCGTTAATACAAATCATAATAGATCCATCAATATTATTAGGTAAACTTCCATCCCCATCAAGATATCCTTTGATGAAAGATAGCTCACATTCTCTATTAGGAAGTTTCGGTGGTTCCAAAGTTAGAGATTTCTTTTCTGTAATGTTGAAATTTTTTCTTAAATCCTCTACTAATTTTTTACTACATACTGTAATATTTACCGCTTTTTTAGCTTCGGTTCTTTTTGTATTATCCAAGATCTGCTGTTCTTTTACTTCATATTCATTTATAGGTCCAGTATAGTCTAGCACTTTAGCAAATTTTTCTAATTGACATTTATCCCTTTCTTGAAGATTTATTCTTAATCTATCCGGATCATTAATTTTTCTAGTTTTACTTACTGCTCCGTCAGCAGCTATAAAACCAGCCCAGTAACAACTTTCCAGTGTATAGGTAGAAAAGAAATCTTCGTTTATTTTATACCGTCTTTCAAAAGTTTCTTTATCAATTCCCAAGGTTTCTTTTCCCGTGTGTTGAATTGCCCTCAGTGTTCTGTTAGGTAATAATTTCTGCAAGTCTTTATTAGTTAATTTTCCATAATTTTCTTTTACTGTCTCAATTTCTTCTTCTGTCCACCCATTTGTTAAATTAAGTCTACTTGCTTGGACATATATAGATCTTTTTGTTCTACCCGGCAGTAATTCTAACATCAAGTCTGTATCATTAGGATCATAGTTTTCCTTAAGAGTTTCAATTTCTTCTTCTGTCCATCGATTTTTGAAAATAAGACCAATTTCTCCTATTTTACCCATAACCGCTCTTTTTGTTCTCTTAGTAAGAAGCTCAGTTATTTCATCAATATTGTTTCCGTTGTACATTTCTAAAATACTTATTTCTTCTGCTGTCCAAAAATCTTTTCTAACCAGACCTAATTCAATAGCTTTGTGCATAACAGATTTCCTGGTTCTATTCGGCAGCATGTTTGTCACTAGATCAATGTTATCAGAGTCATAGTGTTCTCTTAATGTATTTAACTCTTCTTCTGACCATTTACTTCCATCCACGATGAGGTACTCCTTTCGTACTTCATTATACCACGAAGTCAAATTTTTAGAAGTAGTCCACCGCTCATTTTTAATTTATAGATACTCATGTAAACATGATACTATGTAAATGAGAGGTTAGTTAATTTATATGAAAAAATACTTAGTAGAATGTAAGTTTATGGTAGGCGAGGCATCTAAGTACCTGTATGCTGGGGATATTGTCTACTATGATGGGAAAAAAGCTGTTGTAAATGAAGAAGAGTTTAAGGTGTCATCTTTTGATCCAATTTTAAAAATGGGTTGGATGAGAGATCTATCTGATGATCCTGGCGATGTTGTTGTAACAGATAAGTCTACTGTACATCTTAGTGAGAATTTACTTAAAAGACTAGATACCGGCAGTGTTCTTGATAAATACGAGACGGTTGAATACTCATCCGGCGAAGAGGTAGCAGATACTCCCGGACCCCGTAAAGCTAAAAAAGCAAAACCTTTATTTAACATAAACCTTCCAGTACTTGATCAAGAGCCAGATTATATAGGTGATATACCAAGTTCAAAGAAGAAAGCTTCTAAAAAAAGTGATTTGAGTATTAATATGCCTGTTACAGAGATTGACGGTGATGAAATTGGAAGTAATAAAAAAGTAGAAGGTACTAAACTAGAGATACCTAAAATGGAAGTTAAATTTGAAGAGGGTGAAAAACCACCTAAATTAAAGAGAAAGCCAAAAAAAGTAGAGCCAAAGAATTTAGGAGATACTGAATCAAAAACTGAATTAAAAGGCGCTGGAATAGTAGATGATATTGATGATACAGGTATTTTTAAGAATACTGGATTTGAGATAATGGGGGAAGAGTCTAAGTTACCTAGTAATGAAGAGAATGTAAATTTAAAAGGGGCTGGGGTATCAGAATTTGTAGAATTATCTGATCTTGCTGGTTTTGAATTTTTAGGCCAAAAATCAAGTACAGAAAAATTTAAAGAAGATTGGACAAAAATGAGTTTTCAGCAAAAAAAGAGTTTTGTAGATGATTCCAATGATAAAAATTTACTTGAAGTAGTATCAAGAATTGAGCAAGGAGCTATTAAAAAGTTTGTAAATGCTAAATTAAAGAGAATGAAATAATAAATTATGCCTAATTATGATTTAAGATGTGGTAATTGTTTAAATGAGACTACAGTAAATTGTAGTATGTCAGATAGAAATGATCAGTCGTGTACTATGTGTAATTTAAAGATGTCAGTTCTTGTTAGATCTACCAGTTTTATGTTAAAAGGTGATAATTGGTCTGGTAAATTAATCAAAGAAACTGAGTTTAGAAAAAAAAGATCTGAAGTATTAGATAGAAGGCAGAGAAAAGAACATAGTAGTCCTAAAGTAGCTCCTAATGTAGAGGGTGAAATAGTCGGGTCTTGGAAAGAAGCTAAAAAACTGGCTTCTGACAAGGGTTATAACACTTCTACATATGATAAGTTTATTAAGTAGGGGGAAGTTTAGTGTCACACGAATTAATAGAAAAAGAGTATAAAACAAATGATTTATACTTTGCTGCTTTCTTACAAGCCGCCGGTTGTGTCATGAAAGATACTAATAGAGAAGGGTCAAAATTCTTTTTTATCTTTGTAGATACAGGTGGGTTAGATAAACTTAAAATAGAGTATTTTGGTAGAAGAGGTAAAGTAGTTGCTTTAGATTATGCAGATTGTATACAAGGATTGAAGGCTTTAGTACATAGTTAGATTTTGTTTTATTTTGTTTATAAAAAATTAGTTATGATGGGTAAGATTTTTTAATAAACGGGGTGACTGAAGAAAAATGGCTAATAAGATTAAAGGTTTTCAATTAGATTTAAGTACAGGCGTAAGTACTGTTGCTGTATCCGGCGCTACAAATTTCCTCAGCGGTTCTACTTTAACCACTAACGCTAACGCAGCTTCAACCTTCAACGGTTCTGTAACTTTAGCGGGTACTAATACAGTTTCCGGTGCTACTAACTTCTCTGCTGCTGTAGCTAACACAAATAATACAAACCTCAGTGCTGTAAACGTATCCGGCGCTACTACTTTCCTCAGCGGTTCTACTTTAACCACTTCCGCTAACGCAGCTTCAACCTTCAACGGTTCTGTAACTTTAGCGGGTACTAATACAGTTTCCGGTGCTACTAACTTCTCTGCTGCTGTAGCTAACACAAATAATACAAACCTCAGTGCTGTAAACGTATCCGGCGCTACAGCTTTCCTCAGCGGTTCTACTTTAACCACTAACGCTAACGCAGCTTCAACCTTCAGCGGTTCTGTTGCTTTAGGCGGTACCACTAACGCTACCGGCACTGTTAATCTCAGTGCTGTAAACGTATCCGGCGCTACAGCTTTCCTCAGCGGTTCTACTTTAACCACTAACGCTAACGCAGCTTCAACCTTCAGCGGTTCTGTAACTTTAGCGGGTACTAATACAGTTTCCGGTGCTACTAACTTCTCTGCTGCTGTAGCTAACACAAATACTACAAACCTCAGTGCTGTAAACGTATCCGGTGCTACAGCTTTCCTCAGCGGTTCTACTTTAACCACTAACGCTAACGCAGCTTCAACCTTCAGCGGTTCTGTAACTTTAGCGGGTACTAATACAGTTTCCGGTGCTACTAACTTCTCTGCTGCTGTAGCTAACACAAATACTACAAACCTCAGTGCTGTAAACGTCTCCGGCGCTACAGCTTTCCTCAGCGGTTCTACTTTAACCACTAACGCTAACGCAGCTTCAACCTTCAACGGTTCTGTAACTTTAGCGGGTACTAATACAGTTTCCGGTGCTACTAACTTCTCTGCTGCTGTAGCTAACACAAATATTACAAACCTCAGTGCTGTAAACGTATCCGGCGCTACAGCTTTCCTCAGCGGTTCTACTTTAACTTTAAACAGTAGTTCATATGCTAAGTACGGCTCTCAATATATCCGTGTTCCACTTATGGTTTCTGATACAGCAAATCAACCAGACGATACGGTACAATTACCAGCATTCGATACAACCGGATTTGACGGGACTTTTATTGATGCGTATCTAAACGGTCAGTTAATAGCATCTGGTAGTAGTGCAGGCGAATGGTTCTACACGTCTGAAAGTCGAACAATAACATTTAAGGGCTCCATTAGCGGCGATTACTTATATGTAAGATACTATGGTATTCCTTCATAATGTAGATTAAAATAGGAGGGGGGCTAAAAAACCCCCCTCCTAACTTTTTATATGTTTGTATTATGTTTGTTTTAGGTTAGTAAACTATAATTATAAATAAGTTATATTATATAGATAGGATTAAATAGAGATGGGTCATCCTTTAAGGCCGGAACAGATTGCGATATTGCCGCAAGGGAAAATACTTAGATTGGAAGATGATCTTATAAAGAGAGCTACCACTACAGTAGCGGAATACTCTATTTTTGTAGATAATAGTTTTGGTGATGATAATAATTGTGGATCCGAGTTAGAGCCCAAGAAAACAATACAAGCGGCTATAAATGATCTTCCTGTTGTCATTAACCATAATATAGTAATATTTATAGCTAATGGCTTGTATGAAGAGACATTAAACTTTACTGGACACGTAGTAGGCCCCTCTGGTTTTATAACTTTAAGTGGAGATTTATATACCGATATATACGAAGATGATTTAAAGGTTGTTTTATACGGTAAAAATGAGGGAATATCCACTGGAATAAACGTAGATTGTATTCAAGGTATTTTGTTTAAAGGTATTTTAGTTTACGGATATAAAGATTTCGCTATAAACTCTACTAACTACTCAAAAATATTGTTAGATAGCTGTCAAATAAAAAACAATAAAGTTGGTGTTAATTTACAAGAGCATTCATCCACATACTATATAAAAAATTCAATTATTTCTAATAATGTGGATGGTTTCATTGTTTATAAGAACTCTACAGCAGATTTTGAAAACTGTGTTTTTAAAGATAATAAAAATAGCGGTATATTAGTTAATTATTGCTCTAATATATCTTTATATGATTGTAAAATATTTTCTAATGTAAATGGGATTTTTGTAGCTAACCATAGTAGATCTGAGATATTTGGATCTTATTTTGGTAGTAGTAATGAAGGTAACGTAGTAGGTTTAAATGTAGAGAGAAGTTCTTCATTTCTTGTTGACGCTACTGATAGTGACGGAACTGTTTTTGTTGATAATGATATCGCTATATATATTTCATGGAATAGTACTGGATTAATATTAAATTCTTATATCAGTGACAGTAAATCACACGGAATATTAGCAGATACTATGTCTTCAGTAGAAATATCTAACTCTACTATACTTAATAATGCTACTTTTGGTGGTAGTCAGGTAACCTCCAATAGAAAATCATTAGTGGTTTTTAATGAAGAAAATTTAAGTACTATAGGAGTAGATAAAGTTAATACTTTTTCAGTAGAAAATGTTAGAGATACTAAAAAAAGTTTTGGTGTTCTTGTTAAAAATGGTGGTGAAGTATTAGGGAATAAACATCAAAATTATATTGGGTATGATGATAATGCTAGTTTCTTTGATGATGGGTATATACAATAAATGGAAAAGTTAGTTTTCAATACAGAATTTGTTTTTACCATGATTTGGTTAGATCAGAGTAGAATCTTATTTGATGTTAACGAGGCTACTATAGAAATAAAGCATGTAGATGGAGCTAATTTGGTTACCGATGTTGAAAAAGTTGCTATGTATAGAAAGTCTAAGGGGTTCTATACATATAAATTAACACCTACCACTGAAAATTATAGTACTGGAGTAACATATTTAGTTACATATAAGAGTAAACATCCTACTTTAAATACAGAAGATATTATAGATGATATGTTTATTGTTACTCAAGCTACTACTTCAGATCCGGTTCAACCCCCTCCCCCCATTCCACCACCAGTTATACCAGCGGATAGTTCCGGTTTATCTACTTCTACAGTGAGATAAATGAGATGCCTATAGGTATATCCGGTTTAAGTAATCAAAATCAACCAAACGTGCCATTAGCAGAGGGCTATGGTAAAGGTACTGGAAAATTTGTATTTTTTCTTATAGATATGGATATACCTATTCCGTCTTATTATTCTAATGCCGGTATTAAATCAGCAGGACCAGACGGTGAAGGTCATTGGATGAATGTTTTTAGAAACGGAGCAAGACAGATAGCTGGTATAGATTATTCTGAAAGCCCTGTTAGAGGATCTGGTCAAATATTTATTGTATGGTCTAATAATTCACCTCCTCCTGCTATAGACGAGATGATAGAAATAGAGGTTTTTAGATTTTAAAATGTCTGTAAATATATTAGATAATTTAAATATTGGTGACGATGACCTAGAAAAAATAAGAGACTACGAGCATTTACTAGAGGATGCTTATATTAATGTAGGTAAAGCTTATGAGAGGCTTAATATTTCTCAAACTGTTTTAAATAAAGTAAAGATCTCTAGAGAAAATTTTATTAAATCTTTGGTAGATAAATATAGTATACCTAAAGGCAAAGAGTGGGCAGTAAATTTGTCTAATGGAAAAATAATTTTGGAATAAGTGTGTAATGGCTATAGCATATTCAAGAGGATCTACTTTAGGGCCTAAAGATTTATATATTTATATAAGAGATGATAAAGGTGTTTTTATAGATCCTGCTATTATTTACTATGAGGTATTTAAATACAATAAAGGTGCCTTGGATGATATGAGTTCTTTAGTGGTACCGCCAATAAAGATAGAGGCAGGTAAATTTTATGCCCCTATAAAAGTTCCTAACGACGCGCCTTTAGGTACATATTACATTAGGTGGTCAATAAAAAAAACTGAAACAAGTAAAGCTTTTGCTGTAGAAAATAGATTCGCTATTGTTAATACACCTCGCGTAACTTAAGGAATATTTTATATGAGTGTAGCGTTTCATAGAGGACAACAGCTTAGTAGTGCAGATCTTAATATTGTCCTGAGAAGTTATAGCGGGGTAATAACGGATCCTTATTCCATAAGGTATGATGTTTATAGAAGAACAGAAACAAACATAGATGTCTTAGTTTTACAAAATCAAATACCACTAAAAGAAAGAATTGGTTATTATTACGCCGGATTAAAAGTTCCAGATGATTGGTTTACCGGAGAGTATTTTATAAGCTGGAAGATAAAAGATACAGAACAAGCTGATGCATCTGTAGCTGAAGAAAGATTTGCTGTAGTAGATTTATGCACTCAAACAGAAGGTCCGGTACTTTCTAAAGTTCAGCAAGAGCTTTTAAAAAGTTTAAGGAATGTCTTAAGGGATAATAATCCAGAGAGAAATTACCACTTTAGACCACCAGTTAAAAAGAAAAACGTTAAAAATTTTACAACTCAATTTGGATTTATATGGGAAGATGAAGAATTAGTAGATTATCTTGAGCTTGCTTTAGGGTGGATAAATACACAACCACCAGCAACAGAATTAGCTATAGATCATTTAGAAAGCGGTAGATTTAAGTCTTGGAGATTGTTGGTTGTATTAGGGGCAGCAGTTTTAGCGATACAAGCGGTAGCACTTAATTGGGTTGCAGATGAATTTGGTTATAATATATCTGGAGTCAGTTTAGATCTGGAAAAATCTAGTAAGTATATGCAAATGCGCGATTCTCTAGATCAAAGACTTATTGATATGGTTACTCAAGCAAAAAGTACCATAAAAATAACAAAGGGATTGAGACAGTCTCGTTATACCGCCGGTTTCCAGAGCGGGTATCTAGGCCCAGGAGCCGCCCCCGGAGTGTTATCAATACGCAATCTTTTAGGTCGTGGGTGGGGAACTATTTAGGTAGTTAGTATTATTTATTTATATTAGGAGAAATTTAAATTTATATGTCTAAAACACAAACAAAAAATGTAAGTCAGAATTTAGTAGAGCTATCTTCAGAAGAATTAGTTTTATTAAATCAATTAAGGGAGGGTAAGTTAACTCCCCCTCCAGTTAATACTACAAAGAAGTCTTTATCTAAGGAAGAATTACAAACTTTGATTCAAATGGAGATGCAGATTAAAGATCTTACAAGTGAGGTTGGTGTTACATACGAGAGAATAACACTTCTCACTAATAATTTGATTGAAATAAAAAATGCTAAGGCTATGTATACTAGAGATTTAGCTCTTAAATATGGAATTCCAACACAAGAGGGTGGTTGGGAAATAGATATGATGACAGGGGAGATAAGTCAAGAAAACGTAAATGGCGTTTCCAGTATCACCGGTTAATATAGGTCTTTATAATCCGGGAACCCAATGGGCTTTTGACCTTACTTGGGATGACCCTTCGTTGCTGCCTGAAAATGGGTTTTTTGTAGTAAAAGGAGTAAATATCTATAGAGCATATGATGACCCAAAAGGATCTTATATTAGAGTAAATAAAAATCCAGTAACCGTTGGATACTATAGAGACGCTAATGAGGTGTCATTAGTACAAGAGGATGTTTCTACTAAGTTTTTAACTAAGGGAAAAAGTCCAAATAGTGAGTGGATTTTTAAGGTAGATAATATACCTATGGTAATAAATGATGCTGTAGATACTGAAGTTACTAACGGTAGAGATGTTTCTGTTGTTATTGATGGTACTGAAGTAAAGCCTTTAAAAGTTCTTGGCCATCAAGGACATGTTTATCTTAATACTTTTTTATATTATGATCACAGGACTAAAAGAAACATAGAGCCTCTTTTACCGAGTGAAAATAGTACTGTAGTTTGTAAGTATTATTATAATTCAAATTATGTATCCATATCGCTTAACAAGCGTGTTTATTATAAATTAACTACAGTTGGATCAGATGATGAGGGACTAAAAGAAACACCTTTAGATGCTTGTATAGCGATAAACTCAGATGTTATAAATGAAGTAGATCCTGTATGGCAGGAGGCAATGGGTAGAAATGGTTACATTCTTGAACAAGGTGGTGAAATGGTCAAACTCTTTTTAAGAAAGTGGGCTGGGGATAGGTGCGAGTCCTTTTACCCGACTCATCAACAGTCTACGAATGATTGCAAAATATGTTTTGGTACTGGATGGGTTGGCGGATATACAGGACCATATGATATTTCAATTGCTTCCCCAGATGCTCCTAAATCATTAGAAGCTACTGATTTAGGATTAAAGCCTACTTTTCAATTTGATACTTGGACTGGACAAACCCCCTTAATTTCACAAAGAGATTTTGTTGTAAGAAAGAACGGGGATAGGTTTGCAGTGGGTGCAGTTAGTTTATCTGTTGTAGGGGGAACTCCACTACAACAACAGTTTTCTTTATCATTAATACAGACTAAGGATATAAGATATTTTGTACCACTTGACGGTAAACTAGTAATTCCACCAAATGCAAATCCTCCTACACCTCCTACGAAAGAGCAAATAGCAGCAAGAAAGAAGGTGTGGGAGGAAATACTGTAGTTTTATGCTTGATATAAAAATAGAGGGTAGCCTTGAAGATTTATTAATTGACGCTTTATCTGATCATGATCTTAGAAAAACATTTAATACTATGTCCTCAAATAGATTAAAAATGCTTGCGTTTAGAGTTATAGAAAGAACAAAAAATTTTTCTGGGGATAAAGAATACGTAAAAAGTTTACTTAACATTAGTGTATTTACTAGAATTGTGTTAAATACAGAAAGTAGTCAAAAATTTGAAGTAGGTTTTGATATTAAATTTAAAACACCTACTAAAAAGTCTAAAAGAAGTGTTGGGAAAGATCAGAGAGACGTTTTAAGTAGGTACGGAAGGGTTTCAAGTAAAGATAAGCGTATTAGTGGTAGCTTAAATGCTAGAAAAGATGAGGTAGAGAATTTATACAGAAAGGGGTTGATAAATAGTAAAGAAAGAGTTGAGCAGATAGATGCTATAGAGAGAGATATTTTGTATATGAAAGGAATTACCCCTAAAAATAGGGTTAGAGGCAGGATTGAGACACCAGAAGAGTTTAGAAAAAAAAGAGAGCAAGATAAAATTGAAAAAGGTAAGGTTTTAGTTAGTGGTACAAGAACGGTTATTAAACCACCAGGTAGGTTAAAAAAATGGGGTACTAAAAAGGTTCCTATTGTGCCAGGAAAGGCTTCTGTATGGGGTAATAATAACCGTATAGTAGCAAGAGGTACTGTGTCAGTGTGGGGCAGTAGAAAAGTCTCTTGGAAAGAGGAAAGAGAAAAAGTTTTAAATAAAAAATGGGGAACTAAAAAGATATCTAAAAAAATAGACGATACTGTTAGTGAGGATGATAATATAGATTTTAATGTTTTTGATTTTTCTCCTTTATATGAGGAGTTATATAAATGTATTGAAATTTTAATAAAGAGTAGATTATAAATAATTTATTTATATGTGACGGAGGATTTAATTTGTGATTTCATATAGATCTACAGTACACGGTATAATGGATTTAGAAACAGGGCATATTTGGAAATACGGCGACATAAATTGGCTAGATGACGATCAGATTAGTAATCCAATGGTTAAAGAAGCTATTCTGAAGCATTGGTTAGTTGAGGTATCTGGCGCAGAATTAAGACAGGCTATGTCAGATCCCAATAGAAGGATTGGACCTAAACCACCATCTAAAGTTAATGTATCTAATACTCCGGCAGTTAGTGTTTCGGAGTTTGAAGATTTAAAAGCTCAAGTAGGTAGACTAGCGGGAATAATTGAGGAAGTATTTAATCAATTAGTAGGTTTGAGAAATAAAGTAGATAATGTTCATGCCCCATTACAACAAAATGCTAAACCTTCAGCACCTCTTGATAATAGTGGCGGTATTTCTTTAGACGCTCCTGTATTCGTTCCTAAGATTAAAACAGATAATGTACCCGATATAGGCTCAGTAAAACAAGAAAGCTCTGGATCCATTATAGATACTGATTCTGCTGTTAAAGCAATTAAAAAGATAAAAAAGAAGTAGGTGGTTTTTCGTGTCTTCAGATTTTATACCTGGTAGAGGGCTAGACGTAGGTACGTCTAATCTTATTTCCGCAGCAAAAAGTAAAGACGGTAATATTGTTATAGGTAGAATGCGTGATGCTTTTATAGATATATCTAACGAGTCTTTTGTTAAAAATACAATAAAAATGACAGGCGCTCTTACTATCGAGAAAGATAATGAGCTTTATGTAATTGGTGAGGAAGCTATAAATTTTGCTAATTTGCTTAAGAGAGAAGCTAGGAGGCCGCTAAGTAAAGGTATTATTTCCCCAGAGGAGTTAAATACTTCTGGAGAAATACTTACTGCTATGGTAAGAAGTCTTTTAGGTAAACCAGTTGTAAGTGGTGAACAGGTTTTTTATTCTGTTCCAGCTAATCCAGTTGATGATAAGAGTGTAAATAATATATATCACGAGAAAGTATTTTATAATATAATACAAGGTTTGGGATTTAACCCGGTTCCTATGAACGAGGCTCTTGCTATATGCTACTCAGAGCTTAAAGATACTAATTTTACAGGTATTTCTATTTCTATAGGGGCAGGAATGTTTAATTTCTGTCTTAGTTATATGACAATGCCTTTACTACAGTTCAGTATACAACTCGGAGGCGATTGGATAGACACTAATAGTGGCAAAGCAGTTAGCAGCACAGCAACTAGAATACAAGCTATTAAAGAGAAGGGAGTTAATCTTAATTCTTCCTCTTTTGCAACAAAAGAGGAAGAGGCCATAGCATTTTATTACCAGGCTATGATATCGAAATCATTAGATTTGATGTTATTAGAAATGAAAAAAGTACAAGCTGAGATACCTGATTCAATTCCAATAGTATTAGCCGGTGGTACAACGATGGCTCCTGGGTTTGTTGATCTTTTTATAAAAACATTTAATGAATATAAATCTAAATTTCCATTTAAAGTGAGTGATATAAAATTAGCTAAAGAACCTCTAACAGCTATTGCTAGAGGACTATTAGTAGGAGCTTTGCTAGAGTCATAAAGTGTTTTTTAGATACGCGGTAAAAACAGAAACTTTACTAGGTGTTATAGTAAAGATAGGAGACGTTTATTTAAAAAACATTAAAATAGCTTATTTATCTTTAGATGAATTAGCTAATAGTAATTCTGAATTTAAAAATAAGTCATATAACTGTACAACAGCATTACAGAAAATTAATCAAAGTAGTGGTGTTTGGTCTTGGGATGTTAGGTGTGGTGAATATTACTCCGATCCGTCTGGACATACTGTGAACGTTCAATTATTAGACGATCCAAATACTGTTTTCGATAAGCATGACATTAGGGCTAAAGTGAATTGTAGTTGTCCAGCTTTTCTATATTACGGTAGTCAGTATCATTTATATAACGATGGTGCTCTTTATACAAGCCCAGGTAACCCACCAAGAGGACTTTTGGTAGCTCCTAATAAAAGAGATCCTGCTGGAAAGAATTTAGTTTGTAAGCATGTTTATGTGGCATTACGTAGAATGCTAAATAAAATGGATTGGGATACTGCTAAAAAACCAGAAGAGTTTGAACCAGAGATTGAAGAAAAAGAGCCTATTGAAAAAGGTCCATTTACTGATGAGTTTCTAGAGGAAGAAAAAGAGCCAGTAACTAAAGTAGAAGAAGTAGAGGATATACTTACTCCGGATGATCTTGCTGATTTAAATGAAAGACCTATTCCAATGCGTCCAGGTGAGGAAGATTTAGCTGAAGTAAAAGAGACTGATGTTGGTAAAGAGATTGAGATAAAAGAGGAGCCAGAGGAGCTTCCAGAACCAATACCAACAAAACCATTTACTGTTGAGGAAGGTAAGGAAGAGCCTTTAGAATCTTTGGAAAGATCAGAGCTAAAAGAAGACGAAGAGAGAAAATCTCCATTCCTTAGAGATTTAAAAGATTCCCCAGAGGGTGAGCTTGAGCAAAAGGTTATAAAAGTTAGAGAAGATGAGGAAGATATCAAGAGGACAGAAAAGCCTAAGAGGAAAACCGAGAAGAAATTCACAGTAGAGGAGTCTGATAATAAAGATGAGCCAGATTCTATCAAAGATGAAAAACAGAGATTACAAAATAAGCAGCAAGAAAAAGATAAAGATTTAGAAAGCAGTGTTAAAACTAGGCGAGATTTAGAGGAGTCTAAACGTAAAAGACGTGAAGAAATCAATAAAGCCAGAGAAGAAGCGAGAAGGTTAAAAGAGTATAACAGTATAAAGAAAGAGGATGAAAGAAGGCGTAAAGAGTTAGAGAAAGCTGAAAAACGTCAGAGAGAAAGATTACGTAAAAAACAAATGGAAGACGATGCATATGATTTAGAAGATAAACTTACTAATGATTTTAATAGATCAAGAAGATCCTTTATCGTTGATATGATTCCAATTATTAAGGTTATAGAGTAGAATTTTTTAATTTATTAATAGTTATTTGTTATTGTATGTTAGGTTTTTCATATCTACCACAAAGCCAAGGTGCTTTTAACAAGTATTAGAGGGTTATTAGATGTCAAAGAGATCCGAAAAATTAGAGATGGCTTCAGAGTTAGCAAAATTAGCCAGCCTTTTGGCTCCTGGTATTGAAGACCAGATTGGCGCACATATCAACTCTGGTGAAAAAGTACAAGATAATATTGATATCAATAAGACATATAGTTGGTATCGTCAACAGTATCTACCACAACAGCATGGTGCTGAGATTCCAGAGGATGAGTTTTATACTCCTTCAATAGAGGAAGCCACCAGTGACGCCATGAATGTTTATGGTGATCAGACACATAATTCTGATTTTTATCCGAAAACTGTAGATCAAAAAGTTCAGGAACTTTATTCTGGAGGCTCTGCTCCTAGACAGCCTATGATAGCTAGAAAAGCTATGCAGAATAAGGTATCTAAGAAAGCTTCTAGAAAAAATGTTGATAGTAAGTTACTAAAGGTAGCTCAAGATTTAATCAAGTTAGCCAGTCAGCTTCATCCTGGTATCGAAGACACTATCGGTGAGCATAAGAATTCCGGTACTTTCATTCAAGACAATCTAGACAGTAATAAAGGCTTACATTGGTATAAAAAACAGTATTTATCCCATGAAGACGGTGTTACCACTTATACAGGCAATGCCGCTAACTTTACTCCTGAGATGGATACTGGTAAAACTTTAGATGAGTTTATGCCTGTAGTAGCTAGAAAAGCTATGCTTAATAATATTCGTACACAGAATCCAAAGTTAGCTATGGTTATTTGTGCTAATTGCGGTAATAATTGTGGTAGTGGCAATTGTTGTGGTAATTGCTCTTGCAATAAAGGTAATAAGGTAGCTAGAAAGTCTTTAGAGAGGAAGATAAATAAGAAGTCTGATTTAGACCTAAGTAAGGATTATAGTAAAGTAAAAAATATAGGTAAAAGTAGAAAAAGAGTAGATAACCTATCTTCAGATTTTTCTAAATCATTAGGAAAGAACTGGGCGGAACAGGACATTTCTATAAGACGTTTAGATAAGCAAGTTGGTTTGGGTAAAAGTGTTAAAGATGTAGGAAAGGCGGTAAAAACCCCAGGTAGTCAGAAATCAAGAGATCTTTTAAAAGATGTAGCGATTGGTATTGCTTCAGATCCTACGAAACGTGTAAAATTTGATAATATTACTAAAAAACCAGAACTTAAGCCAGCCCCAAAGAAAGAGTCACCAAAAAAGAAAGTAATTTCTCAAGAGGCTGTAAAAGCCGCTTCTAAAAAGAATAAAAAGAAATAAGTAAAAATTTTTATGGTGTAGTTTTGAAAAAATGTACTAAGTGCGGAGTAGAAAAAGAGGATCAGTATTTTTCTACTTATAAAGGTAGACTATCGTCACATTGTAGATTATGTAGATATAGTTACGATCCAATAAGAAAACAACGTAATCGTAAAGATGGTTTATGCGAGTGTGGAAATCAAGTAGAAGGTTTTTTTAAAAAATGTTGTAAATGTCGTGATTGGGCGAGAAAGTGGAGAGATAGTAACAGAGATAGGATTAATTCTAATCAAAGAGCAAAAAGGCTAGCTTTAAAATTACAAGTATTTAATACTTATGGTGGGTGTATATGTAAATGTTGTGGTGAAACTAATTTAGAGTTTTTATCTATAGATCATGTTAATAATGATGGAGCAAAACATAGAAAAACTATTTTTGGTAAAAATAAAGTTGGTGGATCTTTTTATGAATGGCTAAAGAAAAATAACTTTCCTATAGATATTGGATTAAGAGTTTTATGTATGAATTGTAATTTTTCTTTAGGACATTTTGGATATTGCCCACATTCTTTAGTTAAATGTAATACTGAAAAAGTGGAGGATTAATCATATTTACTTTCAGCTTACTAATTCAGTCAAGCGGAGGCTTATCTACGAACTAGAGGAGTCTTTTAAAACTCATCCTATTTATAGTAAAGTAAGGGTATCTAATAAGTTCCCTTATGATGAGCAAACAAAGTATGGATTAGTAGTAAAAAGTAGCTCTGCCGATCAAGTTAAGCTTGATGCTAATAACTACGTCGGCAGAGTTCTTTCACATGTGGCTTTAGTTAATGTAGCAGATTTCCCCGGTCAGTCTATAGAGTGGGTCAGAGAAGATACTAAAAATATGTTTCCATTGGTTAGAGAGGATCTTTCTAATCAAGTATTAGGCACTAATATATCTTTTCAGTTATCTAAAAAACCGGTAGTTTCTGTAGATAATGATGGTGAGAGTGTTATTTTAACTAAACCAGATATGAATTCTATAGAAATAAAGGTAGATGGAAGAGAATCACACGTTTCTTATATAGATGGATTAACAGGAGTAGTGAAGTTAACAATACCTCCACCTTTAGGGTCTGTTGTTACTGCTAGATACAGATATAGAGCCTTAGCATTAGCCGGATACTATGGCGTAGAGATGGTAGATGAATCTCATTTTGTAGTAGATCCATTGATTACTAAAAATAGTGTCCCACTGACTTATGGGACAGCTAAGGGAACTTACATATTTTTTAATATGGATGTGGCTGATGATGACTTTAGTCTTATAGTAGACGAAACTATTCTTGGAAAAGATTATTATACTTATGATAGCATTAAAAAAACAGTTACATTTTTAAAAAAGCCGGGACCGGGAGCATTTCATATACTATCTAAATCTCTTAACAGACTTTTAATTGCTGGTACAGAGTGGACATTTTTTTCTCAAGTAACTAGAAAAATTTTAAAGAAAAATACATCTGGGTTTGAAACATACATAGAGTTACCAGATGAAAAACCTTTAGAATCATCCATAGAAATTTATTTAGATCATGTTCCAATATTTAGAAGTGAATCTTTAGAAAAATACGCCCCAAGACAGAGTTTAACTTTCAGTGTAGAAAACAGGAAAAGAGTCAATTTTTCTAGAAAATTGCTGCCGAATAGAGGCTTGCTAGCAACATATTTATATTATAACACTACCGTTAGAGATAATGTACCAGTATCAGAAGTTTTTGCCATTGAGGGAAGTTATAAACTATCAGATACTAATATACTTTCAAAAACTCTTGAAGTTAGATTTAATGGACACTTATTAAGTAAAGAATCTGGAGATTTTTCTTTTGATAGTACAACAAATGAAATTTCTTTTAATTTATTACCACAAGAAAATGATATAGTAACAGCAAGTTATATGTACGTTCAAAATACATTAGGACCGTTTGAGATAAAACCTTACCAATATAATAATGAGGTTATACCGGGTGTAATTTTATCCTTTGGTAAAAGGCTTACTAAAGGCGATAAACAAATGGTTATAGTTTTTGATAAAAGAGATGTGGTAGCAGATGAGTTTGGTGGAAAGTTTAATTTATCATTTGATGTTACGGCTGTTGCATTAGACCCTATTCAGCAGGAAGAAATAGCAGATCTCACTTATATGTTCCTCTTGTCTAAAAAGCAAATGTTTGATTCTGAGGGGCTGGCATTAGAGGAAGTATCTATGCAAGGTGAGTCAGAACAAGTTTATGAAGATAATACTACAGAACAGATGTATATGGCTAATCTGTCCGTAAAATTTGTTACAGACTGGCACATACGTAATACTATTTCAGTTAAATTGAGAGATATTCATGTTGTTTCTGTTGAACAGTATTATTTAGATGTGTTTGGCGAGAAATTTGAATTTAAACCTAGATATATGCCTATGATTAGTAATATATTTGAGAGGATTATGTAAATTTATGCCAAAGTATGAATTTTATTGCTCAGATTGCAGTTTGTTGTTTGATAAAATTTTTGACACTTTCCCAAAAGATTTAAACAGCCTAAAAGCACCTTGCAGTAAATGTAAAAAAGAATCAAAAAGGTATTATAAACCACAACAAGTTGGTGTTTCATATAAAAATGGAACACCAACCCCTACAGTAGATCAGATCGTTGGATCAGATTCCGATAAACGGTGGACAAAGATAGAGGAGAGGCAGCAAAAAGTAAAAAAGGCTAGAGAAAAATATGGTACTACTGCTATGGAAATTGGGGCAGAGGGTTTTACTCCGGTTGGCAAAGAAAGAATTGAAGAAAGAAAACAGGCTCATGACCTTTTAGACAGAGGATTTAAAAAAGATCCTTCAGTTAAATTAATATGAAAAAAATAATAGCTGAGTTAAGATCTATAGCCCGAGAGCTTAAAAAGGCTTCTTATAAAGCTTGCGGGTGTGTGCCTGATGCTGAAGACCCTAAAAATAGATGTAGGTGCGGAAAAAATTACTGTACACCGGGATGCGGTTGTGGGTGTCCTTATGATAAATTACCAGAAAAAGAAAAACATGTATCACCGCCAGGTGGAGTTAAATCGGAATCTACTTATTGGGGCTCAGGTGAACAGCCAGGAGTTTTAAAAGACCCCACGAGTACCGGTGGTACTACAGAATTTACAAGAAGCGATTTCACTACAGGATAATTTTTAAATCTTTATTATTTTTTGTTCTTGTAGTGTATCATAACTGTTTAATACACTCTCCAAATTTATATTTAAATAAGAATTAGTTTAAAAATTTATATTTACATTTATATGTAAATTGTGTGGGCTCTTTTTGTTTTATATCCTACTAAATGTAAATTAAATGTTAAAGATAATGTTACAGGTATTTTTGTAAAAATATAGGAGAGTATATCAGTTATGGGTATCGGTCCTTTCACTTCATATGTTCCGCCAGGTGTTTATACCAATACTATAGTAGCTGCCGATGGGGCTTCCGGTGCTGCTGGTGCGAGAATTCCAGTAATTATAGGTGTTGGTTCTGAAACTTATACAAAATTGAACCTTGAGATGGTTCGCGGTTCTTCAGCTTCAGTTGATACTCTTTCTAATAAAGAGGATATGTCCGGTAGATTCGTAAATGAGCTAAATAAGCTTGTTGATAATGACGGTACATTAAACCGTATCCGAGTGAGAAATTTTCCAATTGTGGACGGTGCAGGCAAGGGGGTCACGTCTAACAGTATTAGTAGTGTTCAGGTTTTGATTAATGATGAGCCTGCTGGTGTAGCTAAGGTAGTAGGGGAAACTGGTGATATCTGGTTATCTCAATTACCACTATCTACTGATACCGTAACTGTTACTTATTATTATCATCGTGGTGATACTCAAAGGATTGATGAAGATCTATCGAATCAAGTTAATGGTACTAGAAAAGATTTTTATGTTCTTTACCCAAGAATAGTTGATGGTACAGGCGGTGGAGTTACCACTACAGATATTTCTAAAGTAACTGTAAAAGTCGATGGTGTGGCAGTAGTTGTTTCTTCAGTTGACGGTACTAATGGCGTCATTACTTTAGCTGCTGCTCCAGCGGATGGAAAAACAGTTTTAGTTACTTATTGGACAAATACCTACCAAGATACTTTTGATCCTCTACCGAATAAAGGTGTCTCTTCTATGATATCTATGGGTAAATTCCCTGGTAAGATGGATTATGCTGAAGGATACGATTACGTAAATGAGGGTGATCGTATTAATTGGGGTCATTCCTATTTAGTTAAATTTGGTGATCATACTCCGAAAGCCGAGTATTTTGATGATACTCAGGTGTTATCCACCCTTATAGATAACCATATGCATAAAGAGTTGGCTACTGCTGTATTAGCGAGTGTAAATGATGCAACAACTATGACATGGAAGGTATCTTATACACCGACTGATGGTTCTGGCTTAGGCAGACCAACAAAAGACTACTCTAAAGTATCTGTATGGGTAGACGGAAATTTAAGTAAAGTTAGCTATGTGGATCATGCTAACAAGAATATCATTTTATCGGCTGCTGTAGCTAAAACAGCCGTAGTTGAAGTCACTTACTGGTATAACATGTTAGTGGATGAAACTTATACAGTTAAATGCACTGTAGCTGGAGCGTCAGGTACCGGTAAATATAAGTTATCTAGCTTAACAAGCGGAAAACCTGCACATGCTATAGTTAGTCCTAAAACTAGTTCTGGCGGTGAAACTAGTATTGCCGATACCGATTATGCTGAGGCTAAATTATGGCCTGGTGGTGTTTCGGATCTTCAAACTGTTATGGGGTATTCAATAACTGAAAAAGTTACCTTAACTTTTACAAGTTCTACAGAGTTTACAGTATCTTCTAATGTAAATACTGGTTCTGGTTCTGTTACCACTAATAATGCAAATAAAGGTAAGGTTGGTCGTACCTACGTAGATCCTAAAACTGGGGTTAGATTTACCGTATGGCCGGATGCTGATGCAAATCTTACTTTTGCTGCTGACGATAAGATAGTATTTGTAGTTACTTCAGAATATGAGTATACAACTGATCCTGGTGCGGTTCTAGATATATCAGGTATTAAACTTTATGTCCTTAATACTAAAGATGTCGGTGTTGATGATACGGCTATAGTAAAAACATATAATAAATCTGGCCTTGAGCCCTCTATTGGTGAGTTTTACTATACTTCTTATAAGTGGGATAAAACTGATTACAGCGCCAAGGTTTGGACTAAAGAAAAAGCTATCGAAGCTGAATACGGCACGATATCTATTGATAATAAAGTGTCATTAGCCGCTCATTTAGCTTTCTTGAACGGTGCTCAAGCCGTTGCTATTAAACAAATTAAAAGAGAGTTTGGTAAATCCGATGCTAATTCTACAGCATATATTAATGCTATTACAGAGTTAGAGAAGAAGATTCAAAATCTTTATAACGCTGATATTATTGTTCCACTAACTACAGCCGGTGATGTTCAGGCTTACTTAAAGACTCATTGTGAAAGAATGTCCTCAGAGCGGTATCAAGCGGAGAGGGTTGCTGTACTAGGTTTCCCAATCGGTACTACACCAGTTAAGGCTCAGCAACTCGCACCTGGATTATCCACTAGCAGGATGACATTACTTTATCCGGAAGGAGTAATTCTCGGTATTGTTGATGAAATGGGTGTAGAGAATGAGTATTTAGTGGATGGATCAATGTTAGCTGCTGCTATGGCAGGTAAGTTGGTTTCACCACAATATGATGTAGCTACAGACATGACCAGAAAAGAGCTTGTTGGATTCAAGAGACTTTCTAGAGTTCTAGATGCTGTTGAAGCTAATCAAGTTGCTATAGCAGGTATTACAGTTCTTGAAGATCTAAAGCCTACTATAAGAGTAAGACAATGGTTTACATCAGATATGAGCAACGTTCTTACCAGAACTCCGTATGTTACGTTGATCATTGATAAAGTTCAGCAAGACTCTAGAGCATCTCTTGAGTCGTTTATCGGTAAGAAGAATCTTCCCAGTTTGATTGGAGATATGGAGTCATCATTAAAAGGTACATTAGAGTTCCTAAAATCCTCCTCTATATTATCAGATTATTCTGGTGTAGAAGTTCATGTAGATCCACTAGATCCAACAATAATTCAAGCTGTAGCAAAGTATAAACCAGTATTCAGTGTTTCGTGGATTAGATTGACTCTTAGCGTAAGAGCTTAATTATAGGAGATATAAAAAATGGCGTATACACCAAACAATCCTTCATCGTCCATATATAGGGTGGGAGTAACACCGCAAACAAGAACATTTATGAGTTCTAGGAATAGGGTTAAAGCTGTTGCTGCTGGCGGGACCGCACCTGAAATAATAGGTGTTATAGGTCAGTTTAATCCCAAAGACAATAGAAATGTTGAGCCAGTTAGGGGTATTGGGTTTGGAGATCAAATAGCTGAGCTTGTTCCAACTGCTTCAGAGCCAATTACTATTTCCGTAACTAGAACCGCACTTTATCTAGCTAATATGTTCCAAGTATTTGGCTATTTAGGTGGTATAGATGGCTTAGTTAGGGCATTAAAACACCACAGATGGCCCTTTGATATAGCTCAAGAAATTTTGACTTCTGCTGTTGATATTATACCACATAAAGAACTCTCCACTAGTAAAGATTTCGGTTCCGGTCAGGTAGATCCAGGAGGAAATTCGGATTCGTTACTGTTGGGTTCTGATGCTAAAGCTATACTTACTTTTTATGCAGGTTGTTGGATGACTGGTTATAATTATACTGTACAAGCTGAAACTACTATAGTTAATGAAGACTGCGAAATTTCTGTAACTGATGTATTTGCAGGCGGTAGAGATTTAAATGCTAAGATAAAAGGAAGCGACCAACTGATGAAGGCTGAGGCTACATCAACACTAATTAGAGGTAATACAGCACCGGTTCACGCCAATAAGGCAACGTAACATTATTTTCTAAATTCTTTTTAAGGCCCTTCTATGTAGACGGGCCTTTTAAATTTATATGAGGTTAATAAAATTTAAATATGGATCTTAAAGATATTCTAGGAAAAATTGAAGAAGCTAGCAAAGAGTTTTACAGAGAAAAGGAAGTTTCCGTAGGTAAGATAAAGGTAACTATTGGTATACTTGGGGCAGATGAAGAGGCTGCTGTACAAGATTTCTTAGCCAATGATACAAAACTTTCTTATGTATATAAAATGAAGCTAGAAACCGTTGTTAGATCAATTAAAGCTATTGACGGTTTTCGTGTAGATAGCCTAGATGTTATAGATACCCCGGAAGAAATTGATGGTAAACCAGTGAAGGTGGAGAAGCATAAGTATTTCAGGGATATTATAGGAAAGTGGGGTCAGTCAGTTGTAGATAGACTTTTCTTTGCTTATGCAGAGTTAGTAGCAGAGTTAGAAAGAGAAATCAACCCAGATAAAACCGAAGAGCAGATAATAAATGAGTTAATAGCACAAGCTGATGTTTTAGAAAATATGGAAGATTCCGAAGATGGTGAAGCATAGACTGTACTTAAGTAATTAAATGTGAAAAAACCTTCAGAAGAATCAGATATTTATATAGATCTGAAGGAGCTTCTATTTAAAGGATTTATAACAACAAAAGTTACTTTTGGCGGTGTTGATATAACCTTTAAAACTATTAATGATTTTGAAAGGCAAAGAATAGATGACAGAACTCCTATTAGTATCAAAGATAGAAATATTGTATATGATACTTGGTTTGTAGCATATTCGATATCTCAGATAAATGGAATAAATATATTAGAAAATAGAGAAAATTTTTTAGATGTAATATATAATTTTTTAAGAAAATGGCCCAGAAAGGGGTTAGAGAGAGCTTTAGTTAAGCTGCTAGTTCTTAGAAAAAGACATATAGATGCTATTGAGATGTTAGAGTCTTTTTGTTATGAACAGGAGTCTAGAAGGTATTGGAAAGCATATAAAGGATTGCAAATTAACTCTTCTTCTTTGACTACTATACCTGGAACAGAAATGCTTGGTATTAATGTTATCCAAAGAGAGTGGTCACGTTTTAATGTAGAGGAAGATTCAAAAGATAAATTTGAGGTACAGTGGAGCTATATTAGGTGGTTAGGTCTTTTCTTGAACACTAAAGCTTCACAGCAAATAGAAAGAGAAGTACAGGAGCAGAAAAATGAAGAATTACACTATAGAGAAGTAGTAAAAAGAAGGGCTAGGTTCATTTACAATAAGAGATTAGGAAAGGTTAGTGAAGAAATTGAAGAAGATGATCTAGATATAATTCAATACGTTAGGAATAAAGACTCAGAGCTAGATAAGATAATAAGAGAGGCTGAGCTAGTTTGTAGTGGCGGAAAAGATGATCATGAATTGATGATGGATGAAGTTAAAAATCAAACTGTAGAGGAATATCGAGAATATAAACGTCAACAACATAAACTAAAAATAGAAAGGCTAGAAAGAAGAAGACATTACTTTAATGGTGAGGAAGTAGAAGAGGATAAATTATTTAAAAAACACGAGTTAGAATGGAAATCTATTTCGGATCAAAATCTGTTTACATTCCAAAGTTACTCTGAAAGAGATATGGATGAAGATGAGCAAAAGGATCTATTATGTTCATCTTTAGGTATAAGTAAGGAGATCTTTGATCAGATAGACAAAGAATTCGAGATTCCCCCAGAAATGTATGAGGATATTACGCCCATGAGGGCTACAGCTAAATCTACTATCCTACCAATAGATTTACCCCCACATCTTCAAGGCAATTATACAGGACATATAAATAGAGGCGGAAGACCTGTAAATAACTCATTTGAGGCATAGTTAATATGTCTAAAAGTGAGTTTAGTAAATTTTTAGGACATCTTGGTGACTTAAGAAGTAATGTATCTCAAGGTAAAGAGAGCTTTGAGGCACAATATAAAGTCAGTGGTAGCACTTTTTATAAAAAAGTAAACGATGAAATAGAAGAATTAAGCAGATTTTTAGACGCTGCAAAAAAATATGCTGCAAGAGATTCAAGTGACTTTTCAAAAATATTTGATAAAAAGGGACTAACTGAAGATGAGGTAAATGATCTAGTAAATGATATTATAAAGATAAGAGGTGACATTAATGAAAAACTTGGTGAATCTATAGAATCTTTCGGTTCATTAGATATTTTATCTAGTACCGCAGCAAAAGAAGTTTCCAGAATGAAATCTGTCACTAGAAATTTAATGGAAGAGGTGATACAAACAGCTTTTTTAAACCCAGATTTAGTTACTATGACGGACTTAACAAAATTTTTGGTAGAGACTAAACAAGCAGAAGCAAATATTAAAAATCTAGAGGATTCTATTGAAGCAGATAAAAAAGATTATGATAATGTTCCAGGCTGGGATAAGTACAAAGAAATAGCTATACAGTTAGATATAGCAGAAAAATTTGTTGCGGCATTAAGAGAGGGTAATAAAAGTGCAGCAGATTTTTCTTGGCATGCAAAAAGAGTAGTAGAAGATTTATCTAGAGGTAGCGAAGGACTATCAGAGGATTCCACTTCCTTAATAAAATCATTTAAGGGATTTACAGGACAGGTAGGATCTTTTTCAAAATCAGCAAAAAGCGGTGATTTATATAATGTAGTAAAATCTGGTTCAGATGTTTTAGCTAAAATGATTATATATGGACAACGAAAAGCCGTTGCCGCTGCTCTAAAAGGAGGAAAACTAGGTGGATGGTACGGTAGGGCAAAAGTTAGAATTTCTAAAGGAGCACCAGAAACAAAAGGTTGGGATAATGTAGTAAATATATATATAAAAACTGGACTGCTTGTTACAAAACTGGGAAATGAAGTATTTACTAAATTGCCAGGATTTTTAAAATTATTAACAGTTGCAGCGTGGGCCATTCAGAAGATAATTTCAATGCAGGAGTGGTCTAATAAATTAAATAAAGAAATATTGTTAGCAGTAGGAGCTTATAATATTCCGATAGATATTAATGTACCGGATAAGAAAAAGTTTTGGAGAGAGACTTTTAATAAAGTAAGAAGTTATTTGATAGATTTAGAAAATATAGAGACAAATTTAAGCGCAGAAAATTATATTGAAATGTTATCATCTTTAGCTAAAGGTGGAATGAAATTAGATCCTAGTTACTTTAAATTAAATAAAAAATATGATGTTCCAGAGTATAAAGAGCCGCTAACAAAATTAGCAAATTTAGCGGCATTATTTGGTTTCGATAGAAAAGAATTAGCTCAACATGTGGGTAATTGGGTAAGTGGATTTGGTCAGTCTTTTGATTCTATAAATGATGATTTAGTTACTATATACAATATGTCAGAATTAGCAGATGTTAATCCTTCAGATTTTTTAAAAGCTGTTACTAATATATCAAATAGACTAAATCTATTTAATAATAAATCTACTCAAGTAGGGCACCTGTTATTAAAAGCAGTAAGAACTGGGGTATTTGGCTGGGAACAAGCCAATAAATTAATGGGTGATTTGATAGAAAGAAAAACAGATAAGGATCCGTTAGAGTTACTAAGAGATAGCTTGTTAGCTTCCAATGGTGATAATCAAGCACTAGTAGATAGTATAGTTTCTTCAGTTCATGCAAAAATAAAAGAGGTAGAAAGTTCTATTGGCCATTATAGAAAATCTCATGATACAGAAAAGATAATAATGGCGGAAACTGAGATAAGTAATCTTAAGCATTTCCTTAAAATTTTCGGGAACGTTGATGTTAATAATATGGATGAAATTGCTAGTATGTTGTATACAGCACAGAAATTTGTTATATCACCTCTTATAGAAAGAGATAAAAAACAGCTATTAGATTTAGTTAAAGAAAAGTTTGGTAAAATTCCAAATAACCGCGCTGAACTTGTTGCTAGATTAGGAGATGTTGTAAAGATGTACGGTAAGGATCCTGCTTATATAAAACTTATTGTAGCAGAGAAATTTTCAGAGTCTAAAGATAATGTGGATGGTTCAAAAAATGCAGATTCCTTAGCAGATCTTTTAAAGAAAGACCAAAAAGGTTTAGAGTCTCTTACAGTAAAATTTTCTGAAATACACGACTTTATGGGTGCCAGAATACTGTCTGGAACCAAAGATTTTACTGAAGTACTTAAAATAGGGCTAGAATATTTCGTTAATACATTAGTAGGATGGATTGCAAAAGATAGTGCTTTAGCTGTTGGTGTTGATGCAATAGTAGATTGGTTAGAAAAGTTAGCTAAACTTGGTTTTAGTGGTGGTAGTAGTAATGTTGGGGTTGTTACTGGTCCAGTATCAGTAACTCCGGATTCAATAGTTCATATAGGTGATTATGTTTTTCCATTTTCTAATGAGGTAAGGGATATTAAAAATATTGGTGGTCCGGAAGATCATAAAAAAAGGGGAGGTCACGGTCCTGGGTCTTTTTGGGGTAATCCTGGTCAGGATATAGGGGCACCAACCGGTTCTCCAGTTTTAGCAATAAGAGGGGGTAAAATTATAAAAATAAGTTCTTGGTCCCCTTTTAAACCTAAGGGTGGAGTTAATCCTTACGGCGCTAGTATTACTTATGTAACTGATCCAGATTCTGCTGGTAGGCAATTTGAGATATATATAACTCACTTAGGTCCGAAATTTCCAGCTAATCTTAAAACAGGGGGTAGGATAGAAGCAGGTCAGGTACTCGCTTGGGTTGATCCCTGGATAGTTGGTGGAAAGTCAATAGGACCGACACATATCCACATGGGTATTCGTTTGCATAAACCAGGACAAGGGACTCGTGCAGGGGGAAGCATTTTAGTAGATCCTGGATCTTTTCTTCTTCATCCATTTTTAAATAGTAGAAAAAAAGGTATGACGCCTGAAAAATTGGCTTCAGTTACTAAAGCTAGCGGTGTAGGAAAAGAGATTACAAAAGAAATTTTAGGAAAAATAAATTCTAAAATATATAAAACTATTTATGAAAAATTGCCAGGGAATCTGAAGAAAGTATTTAAGAAATATAGTAATTTTGATTTTTATAATTCAATACAAGTAAAAAAAGATTTAATATGGAAAGAGTTAGTTACCACACAAGGCATAAAAGATCCAAAAATACAATCAAAAGTAGGTGGTAATTTAAATAGAATAATAGATACGTTAAAAGATTATGTTGATAAAAAAACTGGTGAAATAAAAGTTCCTACTGGGCTTAGACAAGATCAATTAAACTTAGATTTAGGCCAATTTAATACATCATCATTATCTAGCTCTCAAGAAGTAGTTAGAAAAGAGAGTATTTACGCCAATGTGTTACCTAGGGTGGGCTATACTTTAGTAGAGGGTCCAGAATTACATTATGCTGGTGAAGAAAATTTAGATTTACATTATCAAGAGTGGCAGAGTGCAAATAATAATCCAGTAACTGAGGTAGCTAGTGTTGTTTATAATTTAGATGTGGAAGGCCAAACAGGATCAGAGGCTGTTAAGTCTCTGGCGACCACTCTCATGGCCAGGTATCAAAATATGTATGCCTCTTCAATATCAGATGTAGTGTCTGATGCCGGGTATGATAGGGGTCCGTTATTGCGACACCTTTACGGTAATGCTTCTGGTGATGCTGATATCGTTTATGATAGTAAAAATGGGGAGTATAGAGTAGAGACATCTAAAATAGATGATTTATCTAAGTTTAGAGAGAACACGAATTCAAGAGATACATCATTAAATCATTTACACCCTGATTTTAAGTCTAGAGTTGATGCTTGGTTGTCAGATTGCAGAAAAGAGGGGGTAATGCCCATAATTTTTGAGACGTGGAGATCTCCTGAGAGGAGCAAAGCTATAAAAGCTCCAGGTGTATCTAAAGCAGGAGCCTGGGAAAGTGGTCATAATTATGGTAGAGCTATAGATATAAGGCCCCCTGGTTGGACATTCTCTGTGGAAAGTGATAGAAAGAAGATGGGTAGGTTGTTTAGTATTACAGAAAATCCTGCTATGAAAAAGATTGTGGATTTAGCACATAAACATAAGTTAGAATGGGGAGCACACAAAAATTACGGCGGCGACTGGACAACAATGCATGATGCTCCACATTTTCAAATGCCGAATGAAGGTGCCTCTTTTTGGAAGAGGAATTTTCCAAGGTGGCAACCAGATACTTCTAAGAAAGTAATACATGCTCCAAAAAGTAAACCTAGTCATATTAGTCAGTAGGTAGAAAAATATAAATGAAATTTAATCTCCAAGATAAATTACATGAATTTGAGGTAGAGTTAAAAACATCAGGTACGTTACCTACAGGTGTAGACGAGTTTTTAGATGAAATTAGTGAATTAACTGATACTGTAAATGATTATATAAAAAATAGCAGAAATGAGTTTGAGAAAAAATTAAAAGTTTATGGTGTAGACGGTGAAGCAGCAGATCAAATACTAGATAAATTATTTGGTGTTTTAGAAGATTTTAGAGAAGCTAAGAGATCTTATACAAAAAGAATATCTACCGGAAATCCGATTATAGATAGTTATTATAATTCAGTTGATGAAGCAATAACAGGTATTGGTGAGGTTGCTGGTAAATTAACTAATTTAGTGGTAGTAAGAACTAAGTCACTTAGTAAGGTATTTCCTTTATTAAAATCAGCAAAAATACATTTGAATAATGCCAGATCATTATCTGATTCTATAGTTGATGATTTTAAGAAAGGTACTATTACGGAAAAGGAGGCAATAACTAGATTAACTGCATTAAATAATGATATGCAAGCTAAAGCAGATAAATTTTATGTTGAAACAGAGAAATTTAGCGATGAAATTGATATAGTAGAAAAAGCATTTCATAGATTTAATGCTGAAGCAGATGACTCAATTACAGAAACTACTGTTGGATTTATCGGTAGAGGTAGGAATATGGTTGATGAAGTAATTAGTTATAGCAAATCAAGTAAAGCCCAAGGTTTTTCTAGAATTATATCAGGTGCTTTAGAATATGGCACTGATTTTGTTAAAAAACTAAAAGAAAGAAGGGCTCAGGCAGATCGGGAGGGTGCTTCAGATATAATAGGATCTGTTTTTAATAAAGCAAAAAATTTAGTTGAGTCTGGAGAAAAACATAGTAATTTATATATAAGTAGTATGTCTAAACTTTTTTCTTGGTTGTCTAAAAAAATTGGTGGAGCTATTGGTGCTGTTTTCAGAGCTTTGCCAGCTACAGCAAAAATTTTAGTTGTACTAGCGCAAGTTATAGAACAAATAATAAAGTGGAAAGAAAAACAGTATGATTTTAATAAAAAATTACTAGAAGTATCTGGCGCTCATAGTTTATCTTTTATGTTAGATATAAAGAATGACACTCCAGAAAAAATACATAATATGTTTAGTAAATTAGACGTAATTTTTTCTGGAAATACTAAGATGCAGATTGACCCCGATGACTTTGCTGAAATGATAAAATCTTTAGCTAAAGGAGGCGTCAGTTTAGGTAATCTTGCTGGTATGGTTGGTACTAAAGAAATACTAGGAGATACATTACCTAATTTTGAGGAAGCGTTTGAAATTTTTGCTGCTGTAGCAAGAGTTTCCGGTGAGAGTTTTGGTGAGGCTACAGACAAATTTGGTAATTTAATATCTGCAACAGGTATGTCAGTAAAGGAGGCAGAGAAAGTATTCGTAGATTTAATTTCTGGTGCTGAAGAGGGAGAAATAAATTCTGCTGAATTCACCAGTAGAATACTTGATTTGAGTAGTAGATATAGTATGTTTGGGTCTTCTTCAAGGTTAGTTAAAAAACAAGTATTAGATTTATCTAAACAAGAAAATGTTACGATGGAGCAAATGTTTTCTTGGGTGGAGCAGTCAATTTCACATGCTAAATCTCTTGATATACAAAGTGTGACCAAGGATCTTATGGTATTAGGTGATGATAAGGCAAAAATTGCTTTGGAAAGCGTTAGCGGTGCTTTACCTGTTGCTATAAATAAACTAAGAGAAAAACTTACTGGTGTTTCTGACGATAAAGAAAAGAAGTCATTAGAATCTCAATTAGGACTGCATGAGTCATTACAGAAAGCTCTCGCCGGGCATAAAGGATCTATGCCAGATTTAAATGGGATAATGAATTTTGTGGCATGGGCGGCCCCTTCCATATATAGCGAAACAATAAAACCTATGGTAATTCAGTCATTTATGGATAATAATTTAGGCGGTGTAAATAAGAGGGGTGGCATGCCTATATTAGCGGCAGTAGAAATAGCTAAGAAAGAGCTTGACTATACAGATGAAGATCTTAAGATATTTTTGTCAAAACATTACGGTGTAGTATCGTCAGATATAAAATTAAAATCTGATTCTAGTGATAGAGTAAAAAAGAAAAGAGATTCAGATGAAGCAACTCATGAGACTGTGGTAAATCTCTATATACATCAGTACAAAAAGATGGCTGAGGTTCTAGCAAGTGTAACAGAAAATTTAGGTAAATTTTGGAGTATATTATTAAGAACAAAAGGTTATTACATGCTTACTTTATTTGATAGTTTTTTTTATGGTCTAAGAAGAGTATTAGAGTGGGGGTGGCTCGCTCCTGGTTCTATAGATCCTATTGTTTCTTCAGGTACCCCTCAAATTGGTTCTAATATAGATACCAGTGGAGTAGATTTTTCTAAAATAAATCCACCAAAACCGGAGCAACAGAAAGTATGGTCATCACGTTTGTCAAAACAACAATCAGATATGTTGCGTAAAGTAATAGCAATGGCTCAAAAAGAGGAGAGAGAAACAGGTATACCTACTTCTATCACCGTAGGACAATGGGCATTAGAGAGTGGTTTAGGTTCATCAGAATTAGCTACCAAAGGTAATAATTATTTTGGCGTAAAGGCGGGAAGTGGTTGGACGGGTAACACAATAACCATGGAAGGTTCTGTTTACAGAGTTTATGATAGTTTAGAGGATTCTATCAGAGATCATACAAAAGTACTACTTAAGAAAATATATAGTGGATTAATGGGTAAAGACTATGTTGGTTGGGCATCAGGATTAGAGGGTACTTATGCAGAGGATGTTCCGGGTATGTTAATTGACGGAAAACCATCTATTGGGTATAAGAGAAAACTTACAGGAGCAATAGAGTCTTATGGCCTTTATGAGTTTGATGTAGGGCGTAAAAGTGCATTACCAGAGTTATCTTCAGGATCTAAAAAACCGGAAGATAAAGCAGGAACTACTAAAACTAGAGCAGCTTCAGAGGGAAAAGCAGAAGGTCGCAGGGCTGGTAAAAGGGTTGGAGATAGAGTTGGAAAAAATGTTAGATCTCAAGTTAGGAATTCTGCTTCCTCAAAACCTAAAGATAGTAAATTACCTAATAATACAGTAAAGATCCGTAATAAAAAAGATGATAGATGGAGGCCAGGTTACCGAGACACAAAAGGATCCCCCGCCTTTGCTCCATGGCCCCCACCACCATCAGGTAAACAGTCTCTTAATAGTGTGTCTAAAACTGAGATATCTTCAAAACCTAGCGTGTTACCCCCACCAATTCCTCTTGAGTTAGTTAAAGTAGATTATGAGGTAAAAAATGTTAATAATGTGGATAGGAGTATAGATAAAGCAATAGTTATCTTAGGTAATCAGCAAAATAATGATAATATACAACCAGTTGACAAATCAGTAAAAACCTCATATGAAGAACATTATATTAAAGTATCAGATGAAGTAGATTTATTAAGTTTATGGGATAGTATTGTTAGTAGGTATATTAAAAATAATGGCTAAAAAAAGATATAATAAAAATGCTAATATAGCTGTTAACATTGCTAGTAGTGTTAAAAGTTATATAGATAATATAAAAGATGCTTTATCGGAGAATAGACGAAGAAACGAATTGTTATCTAACGCCCTGGGTAAGGGATCCCCAATAGATACTGATGAACTTAAAGGTGTTATAGACAGTTTACAGGAAGTAGAAAGAGAGCATAGAAGGTTAAAAAGTGAAGCAGAGCAGTTAGCAGAAAGTATTGGTGGAATAGAATTATTTCCAAGAGCGGGGGAAGAGGCAGATGAGGCTAGAAGGTTTGTTGATAAAAGAGTAGCTGACTATGTAAAAGTAGCTGTAAATGTAGGTTCCGGTAATATAAAACCAGTGTTAGATTTACAGATGCATATAAAGGACTTTTTAAATAAAACAGCAGAAACAAGAAATAAGTTTCTTAGTGAAGACGATCCAGCTAAAGCATCAGAGTTATTAGATACACTAAGGAACCAGGAAAGCAGCTTAAGTCAGTTAATTCTAAAATTTAGTAGGATGACAAAGAAAGCTTCTATAGAGGCTGCTGTTATTGATAAAGCTACAGAAATAATGAAAAAGGGGGCTAAAGGATTTACTGAAGGCACTGGAGAGGCTTTTACTGATCTGAAATCTGGAATAGTGGATGCTTTTAGAGGTAACCTATCTGATACCCGTAAAAAAATGGAAAGAATTCAAGTTACAGCTAAAGGCATGTCTAGGGCTAGTAAAAAACGCCAAGAAGAGCTAAAACCCGCTAGTGGTGTGATGGGTAGACTTTTTGGAGGAGCAAAAAGAGATATTGAGCGAACTGCTACTCATGCAGCAAATGCAATTGGTGGGTTTGCCTCTATAGTAATGACAGCCGCTCCATTTATTGCATTCGCAGGTGGATTGGCAAGTGTAGTAGCTTTTATGATAGACGGTACAAATAAAATTAAGGAGTTTAATAGAAATATAATAGAGGGCAGAGGAGCATCAGGTATAGGTATTAGTATATCAGCAGATGTTAGTGCTGCTTCTATAGAAAGTAAGATGCAAGGATTTTACAGACATTGTAAAACCTGGCTTAGTGATCGATTCTCTAAAAGAGGAAATAGATATGGCATAGGACAAGAGGAGTTTGATAGTGTTCAACAAGCCCTAAAAGGGATTTATCTTCCAAGGTTTGCACAGAAGTCAGATGGAGTAAACGCTGAGGCTTTTGCTTTAACAGATTTAGTAAATTATTCTGTTGGAGTCGGAAGGATGCTTGGAATGTCTAGTGATGAGGCAGCTAAACTAATAACTACTTGGGGTATGGATTATAACTTAAGTAGAGAAGATATGGATGTTGTTTTCGGTAATTTATATGGCGAGATGGAAAAATCTGCGGTTAGTGGTCCAAGATTTATGGAAGGGTTTAGGCAAGTTACTAGTGGGTACAGGGGATTTGGTACAAATGCCGGTGCAGCAGCTAGAGCCCTATCATCTATGTATAAGAGTAAAATTTTTGGGTCTGGTCAACAAGTAGCAGAATATGTATCTGGGTTACAAAATTTATTACAAGATGAAGATTTTGAACATATGGCAGCAGCATTTGTGAGTGATAATGATTTTGCAAGTATTATTGAAACACAATTAGCTAAATTAGATCCGGGACCAACAAATACTCTAACAAGAAAAGCTCTAGAGAATGCTTTGTCTTTAATTAGATCGGGGCAGGGAAAAACTCCTTTTGGTATAGGTGTTAAAACTTCCGCCATGAAGTATTTTATGAACGAAGACACAGCAGAGCCTTTATTACTAAAGGTTTTGGAAGGTGTTTTAGGACATCCTCTACGCACAAAAGAAGATTTTGAAAACGCTGCCTGGAAAAATAATGAAGAGGTAGGATTATTAGCATTAAAATTTAAAGGAAGTTTTAATGCTGTAATAAGACCATTTTTGGCTAAAATGGCTTATCCAGATGGTAATATGTCGCCTTTAGCTAAAACAAAAGACGCTGCTGCTGGTGCTAAAAAAGATGCCACTGACTCAGCCGCTAAAAGAAAAGCGGCTGAGAAGGCTGGAGAAGATTTGCGCGATCAGGCAGCTAAATTTAATGAATCTGTGAATAATCCAGCTACCGCATTTAAAAACTTTCTTGAAACTATGATTTCAGGAATAAATTTGTCTATGTATAGAATAATTGATACTATACAAAGTTTTTTAGTTAATGTAGTTAAAGATCCAGAAAAACAAGATCGTTTTGATTTTGCTAAACTTCAACAAGAGTTTATGCAAGCTCAAGAAAAATTTTTTGAATCTGGTGAAAGACAGCCAGGTTGGTCAGAAGAAGAGGCTATTGGTAAGTTATTGCTTATAGATAAAATGTATGAAAAAATAAATAATAAGTATCCAGGTACAGCACGTATAACAGCTAAACCAGAATTTCGTTTTGCTGATCCTAGAAAATTCGCTGGAGGTTTTTCTGAAACTGCCTCAAATATTTGGGGTATTCCTCAAAAGGATGTTGAAGCAACTTTATCAGACGCTGCATCTATATTTTTAGGATTAACTAAAGAGGAGGGAAAGAAATCAATAGATAGAGCTTTTGAAGATTATCAAAAAAAATTAGATAAATTTGACAGAGAAAATAAAGGAAAAATTAGGAATGGGGATAGATTAAGTAAACCAGAGTTTATGAGATCACTATTTTTAGCTAATATCCCAGGATCTGGTATATTTAAAGATAGTGAAGGTGAAGATATCTATGATATGAATGAACGAATAAAGATGGTGTCTGATGCTTCGATAACTTTGGGAAGCGTTTTTATGGACATTAATAAATGGCTAGCTAATAATTCAAATTTCTCTCAAGATGAGAGAAATAGATTATCAGAGCTAGTAAGAAATAATGATATAAACTTAAATGATATGCCAAATCATAGAAGACTTCTTCTAGAGGTTTTGGCTATAAAATATAGAAATAATAAACCTCTTTTTGCTGTTATGCTTAGGAACTTTTTACTAGCCTATGCAAAAAATAATGATCTGGGAGATATATCAGATGAAGCTAAAATGGCAGAATTTATAGGCAACATGAGGGAGCCGGGTAATTGGGAACGTCACGATGTTGTTTATGAATTAAATCTAATGGTTCCTAGATCAGATATGGATAAGGCGAAGGTTGGTGTAAAACATAATAATGTATTTTTAGAGGGTGTCGGTGATATACTCAGTACTCTTACGCAAGCTTCTAGAGATATTAATGCTAGAAATGTAGCAGCAGGTAGGGATAAAGGTGTTAAAGCAAAAACACGCGGTCATGATAAAGTACCGCCTCATCCAATTCCACCTCAATCAAATACATCGGGTCTTAAAGTAAATAAAGGCCCTATTGTTACTAGTCCTGTGCCTAGACCCAATGTAGCTTCGCCAGTAATACCTAGATCAACAGTAAACCCAATAAACCCTTCAGAGAATAGAAAAACAGTGTTAGACATTAGAACAAATGGTTTTAGTTATGTTTATGATCAAAACTCTGGCAGATACGTCACTAGAGAGGAATTAGCTAGGTTGTCCTCAAAATACGTCAGATCTAAAGATCATTACGTTTAAAACGGAAAGTAATACATGTCTAAGAAAGACATTAACATAATACTTAAAATAGCTAATTCTGTTGGATCTAAGATAGATAAGTTTTTAGGTATTTCAAAAGATGGAAAAAGGCATGCTGATGTTTTAAATAGTATTTCAAAAAAAGTATCTATATTTGACCCAACAGCTATTAAAGATCTGGAAAAACAACTAAGAAACCAAGAAAGGGATATTGAAAGTATAAGAAAAGATCTCAGGACAATTAAATTTGAGTCATTAAATGTTGAGATGATGCCTCAGGTGACTAAAAATATATCAATTATAGCAAAAAGAATAAATAATAAAGTTACTAATTTTCTTGAGGTAGCAGCAAGGGTAGGGGTACCAGCTAGTAAATTTTATGATATTTCTCTGAAACACGACAATATTAAAAACCTCATGGAAGAAGCAATGAATACTATAGTTAAGTATAAAGATGATATGTTAAAAAAATCTTCCCCAGAGGTATTGGAGGAGCATGTTATAAAATTCCACCAAATAATGGCAGAAGTTACTCAAATGGAAATAGATTTAGATAAGTCTGTAGATAAATATAACGACTTTTATGAATCAATAAAATTATCAAAAGATATTTTAATGGAAGGTCCAGTCGCTTTTGCCGAATCGGCCAGTGAGTCCATGGGTTATTTAAAATCTGGAGTAATGGCTGCTCTTCATGGCAAAAGCGCACAAGCTAAAGCACATTTTTCAAGAGTTAATATAACATCCGGTGCTGTCGGTAGGGCGCTTTCAGATAGTCATGCTACTAAAAGAAGTACTAGTACTTTTTCAGAGAAAGCTAAAGTAACTTATGATGGTGCCGTTGAAATAGGATCTACGGCTATAGCTAAAACTTTATCCGGAGTTGCAACTGTTTTTGATAAAATGGCTGGACTTGTATCATTTGGTGTAGGTGCATTTAATATTATAGTAATGATCATGCAAGCAGCGTCAAAATTTAGGGATTTCAATAAAAGTCTTTTAGAAACAAGAGGACCAATTGGTTTAGGCATCAATTTAGATATAGATACGGATCCAGAAGAGCTAACAAAATATTTTGAGGAGTTTTATGGTACTATGGGGGATAGTTTATCAAAGAGTGGTACTTTATTCGATAACTATTTTGGTGTACCAAGGGAAAAAATGGATTCAGTTTGGAAGAGCTTAAATGATGTTTTTTTACCAAGACTTTCCAAATCTTTAGGAGGAGATGCACCAGCTAATGTCATGGCTTTAAACAGAATGGCTAATTTAGCTATTGGTTTTGAAAGACATTGGACAATGGATGCGGCAGATCTAGGTCAATTAATAGCTACTATGTCTGAAAATTTTTGTTGGGATTATGAACAGGTGGCTAGTACATTTGGTGTAATAGATCAAGTATTAAGAAACTCTGGTATAAGTTCAAATAAATTCGTTGGTGCTTTATCTAATATAATAATCGGCACTAAAGGTTTCGGTCAAAAAATAGTATCACAGACTAAATTATTGAATGAAGCATATTTAATGGGTATCTTTGGTGGGGAAGGTGCTCAAGATTTTGTTCAAAAAGTAGAACGTTTGTTTGAAGATGATCAAGTTGGATTCAATGCATTTTTAATAACATTGAGAGAAGATGGTGGATCACAATTAAAGAATCTTATTTATCAAAGAAAAAATGAATTAACAGATAGTCCTGGAGATATTATTCAAAAAAATCAATGTGACGTAATAATAAATGCTATTGAAAGTAATAATTTAAATACTCCTCTTGATATAAAAGGATTATTTGAATCAGTTAAGTCTGTTTTAGGGCCAAATGAAGTTTTAAAAATACTTTTGTCTGCTACTGATATTGTTTCAGGTACTAGCAGTTCTATGGGAAGTACCGAAAACTTACTTAGAAGTAGAATGGTACACGTACATAATCTTTGGGGCGCACAGGCGGCAGAATTAATTAGAGCCTATGCTTTTGGTGCTACAAAACTTGGTGATAAGTATCATGTCACCTCAAGAGAGGATTTATCAAATAAGTTAGATGCTTATTTTGGTGTAAAATTACCTTTAAATAAAGGTGTGGATGCTGCAAATAAAATATTGATTGATATGAAAGATTTAACTGCTGAGGTGGAACCGCCACTTACCGAATTAGCTAATTCGGTACAATCTTATATAATTAAAATAACTAAACCTTTGGATAATATATCTAGAAGATTAGAGAGATTACTTTATCGTAACCTTGCTCTTCAAGCAGTTAAAGCTCTAACAGGGGATCATGGAAGATCACCAGCAGTAGATAAAATGGGTGATGAAAAGAAGAAAAGAGATCTCTGGGAGAATTACGTCAGAGAAGCTAATTCTTGGGATAGAAAAAAGAAGTTAACTAAAGAGCAGTTAGACAAGTTAAGAGATATTTTAATTTTAGAAAACTCTTTAAGATTTTCGTCGGATGCATATTCAAGAGAAATTGTAGATAAACATGTTATGAAAAAATTTAATAGTGATCTTATTGATACAGAATTAGTTGGAGCTACCGATGATCAGTTGCTAAGATATTTTAATAAATCTAAATCTAAATATTCAAAAGGTGATTTACATAAGTTTAAGGAAGCACAAACTTTATTACGTATGACTCATAGATTAGCTAAAGGGCAGTTTGGTTATGAAAAATTGGAAGATTTTAAATCATATATGGAAAAAATTATAGGCAGTTATTTGTCTGATGATGGTAACGAACAGAGAACGTATTTGTCTAAATATAGTATTCCAGATTTAGCTAAGATGGTGGCTGGTGTGATTGCTACAAAAAGTAGGGTTCCGCAGCCTGGGGAGAAGTGGGATTTAGACAAAGAGATAAACGCTGTTTTATATAGAATAGCAGAGTTAGAAAAGCGTTTAGGAGATTTGGTAGACACGAATTATTTAGATAAGTATAAAAAATCAAAAGAGCTATTAAGCGTTAATATACCAAGAGTTCAAGACGCAAGTAAAGCTTTGCAATTTTCTAGAAATTTAGCTAAAAGGTTATTATTGATATCACTGAATGAAAATTCACTTACTGGTAGTCCAGAAGTATTTCCTATAGCTCTTAAAGCTTTTTTTGATGCTGCTATAAACAGTGCAGATAGGATTGATTCAGCAACAAATGCTGCTCTTGTCCCAAAGGAAAGAACAGCAGAAAAAGAAAAAGAAAAAATTGATTTTATATATAAAGAATTTATAAATAACCTTAAGTCTTTGTTCCTTAAGAAAGAGGTTTTGGTAGATATACAAGCCATGATAGATAGCGGTAAAATAAACGGTGTCAAGAATGCAGATGAGTTAGCCGATAAAGTAATAGAATTTATTAGCTCTGATACATTTAAAAGAGGTTTTATTACTAGGGTTCGTGGAATACAACATGATGTTGATGAACCTCATTTATGGCAAAGACCGACAGAAACAGAGTCTAAGACTCAGTCTGTACCAAAACTTAATGAAGAATCAACACCGACTTTAATATCACCATATGAACGTCGAGGAGAACCGCAGCCAGGGCGAAAAATGCCAGGCGGTGGTAGAGGAGCGTTTTTAACTCCTAAAATTAAAGAAGCACACGAAATAAAGTCTACATTTATAACAGCTAGTTTTGGTGGAGTAGTATACGAATCAGATAATAAAGATGCAGTTTCTAGATCAGAAGTAGAGTCTTTTTTTAGCGGGTTCGTTAGATCAGAAGGCTACTGGAGTTAGATTAATATGGCAATAGACCCAAATAAAAAACCTGTTTTTTCAGATAAAACTGAAGCTACTTTTAATTTTGGTCATTACATGCCAAAAGATGTTTCTTTAAGGGCATATTTTCATTTATATAATCCAGATATCAGTTTATTTACTAAACCAATTTACTTATATACTAATCCAAATAAAATAGATTTTTCATATAAACAAAAAATCACTAGAACTAAAACTAGAGCGGGGTGGGTTGAGGAATATTGGGGGGAGGAGATAGATAACATTAAAGCAGAAGGGGTTACTGGTGGATTTTTTACTATAAGTGGTGGGTATACAGTAAATATTTTTAAGGCGTACACAGAAACTCTCGATATTGATGAAAAGTTAATATCAAAAGGGGAGATTAGTGCAGCCTATGAGGCGTTTAAAAGGCTATTATATGTTTATAGAAATAACGGATCATTGAGTAATAGATATGATGATAGTGGAGAAGCATTTGGAGCTTTTACAGATTATTCCCCAATAATTTTTAGTTTTGATAATTATAATTATTATGGGTATTTTGAAGAGTTTTCAGTAGATTATTCTGATGATAAACCATTCATGTTTACCTATAGTTTTTCATTTAAAGCGGTAAGGACAGAGGAGATCTATAGTTAGTGATAAATAAAGATAAATTTTTTATCAAAAAAAACTCTAATAATATTCCCTTACCAGCTAATTTATCTTATGACATAAAAAATACAATAGGCATAGGTAGTGGTGACATTTTAGATGGATCATTAGCCTATAGACCGGATTTAGATAAATCTACTGATAAATCTTTTGATATATTTATAGCTAATTCTAGTGGACAGCCAGTTACTGGTACTAATTTGATTTTATTAGCTAATCCATCAAATGTTTCTTTACAATACAAAAAATTAACTAATGAAGTGTTTACTAGAGCGGGATATGTTGTAGAACATTGGGGGGAGGACATAGATATTATGTCTGTTACAGGCACATCTTCCGGTTTTTATACAGAACAATATGGTCTTACTAGACAATATGCTAAAAATTCTTTGGCTTATGCAAACCTTAAGTCATTAATTATGCTATATAGAAATAATGGTATACTAACTAAAGAAAACTATAAAGCTGAAATTTTATTTAATGATGCATTGTATAATAAGTCTAATAGTAAGTTAATAAATGGATCTTCAGTTAGGGGTTTATCTAATATTAGTTTTTCAGTAACAGGTGGGTCTTCTATTAGGAATGTTCCAGCTACAAGAAGGTTAGTAGGCATAAAATATTTGGGTAACTACTATTACGGTACTTTCGATAGTTTTACTGTATCTGAGTCTGCTGCTGATAAACCGTTTAGGTTCGATTATTCATTCCAGTTTTTTGTCTTGTTTCCACCAGATAAAAAACCAGGTTTTGTTTTTGGCCATGTTAAGTAGGTAAGTTTATGCCAATTTTTGGTGATGGGGATGCATTTCATAAATTAGCTAAAGAAGCAATTGTTGATATAAATACATTAGCTAAAAAGTATCCAATAAGATCTAGACCAGTTATAATGCTTGCTCCAGATGCAGTTGTAATGCTAAATAAGAATAATACCGTTCCAATATGTCATTTTTGTGATGCGGCAGCAGATATTAATAACTTAATAACTGAAATTCAAATATCATTAAATGTAAATAGCGTCCCCGGTACAGCCTCTTTCACGATGTCGATACCGAGGCACAGTGCTAATGTTTTTATAGATAATGGTCATTCTAAAATAAGAACTATGTCAGAGGTAGAAATTTTCATTAAGGGAAGATTTTTAAGTGATAAGAAAGAGCCTTTATACTATAGATGTTTTTGGGGCCTTACAACATCAGTAGGATATAGTTATAGTGATGGATCTCATACGCTTCATATTGAATGTGCCGACATGCTGAAGTGGTGGGAGATAACTGAAAATGAAACTCATTCATCAGCACAAAGTATACTTGCCCAAGATGGTAAAAACATAAAACAATCAGCAGTTGCAAATAAATATGCTAATCATTCACCCACTGAGATTATAATCGCTTTATCTAAAGCAACTATGAGTCAGTTTTCAGGCCCACTAAATACATTAATTACTAAAGCAGATAGATTTGATTTGATAAAAGAAGATTATAAAACTTCTGGTAAAGATACGATATCCTACTGGAAGAATAGATTTAGTGCGATAGATGCAAGTGTTCGTATTTTTGGTATAAATGAAGCCCAAGCAGCTAAGACAGTTACTGATATTAAGTCTGGAAATTTTGATACCCAACAAACTGGCAAATCGATTGAAACAGAACCAATAGCTAACCTTAAAAGGGTAACTAATATAGATAATTCAGGTAAATTACCATATTATCCTTTAGATGACGAATTGTTTGCGGCAGTTTTACCGTTTCATACTATATTTACTTCTACTTCTAACGCTATGGAAACCGTTAAAGATAATAATTTAGCAATAGCTAATATGATTAAAGATAAAATAGGCTGGGAATTTTACATGGATACTACAGGGGAGATAGTATTTAAACCCCCGTTTTATAATATGGATTCAAGATCTAATTATCCAATATCACACATTAATGATATAGATATAATAAACTGGAATGTAACAGAGAACATTAATGAGATTTACACTAGAGTAGACGTTACTGGATCACCTTACCCTGGTTTTGAGTCTGGGTCAGGGGGTCTTAATCCATATAATTTTTACATAGATTGGAATTTGGCTAAAACTTATGGCATAAAGAGTGCTCAGCCAATATCTAGAGATTATTTATTTAATGACGTTATGTGTTATATATATGCGGTACAGCACTTGTCATTATTAAATTCAAAAAGATTTAGTGGTACAATAGAAATAGCTGGTAGACCAGAAATACGATTAGGTTACCCAATTTACGTCCAGTCTATGTACACTTTCTTCTATGTTACTGGGGTTAGCCATAGTTTTACTTTTGGCGGAACTTTTACTACACAGCTTACGATTGAAGGCGCTAGGAGAGTATATGTACCACCATCTTTCGCTTTTGTAAACGATAACGGTAGCAGTAAACAGACATTATTAAATGGATCTTATACATCTGGTGCTAATATAGTTACCGAGGGTTCTATTAATGGGAATTTTATTGATATAAGTATAAAGGAAGATAAAAATAATTTTATGGTTTATCCTAATGTTGTTTTAGATTTTTCAGAGCAGTTTAAATCTAGTGCCAAAATCAATCCAGTAAAAGGTGGGTACCTTATTACGGAGACCTACCGTCCTGGATCTTATCATGAATTAGGAAAAAAGTTGTCAAGTGATTTAGGCCCTATATTAGATGAGGTTTTAAGTGAAACTGATGCTACAACAGATGGAAAAAAAGTTAAAAAATATACAGGTGATAAGATACAAACAGAAGTTATTAATAGGTTCGCCAGTCGTCTGAAAGGTAAGGGCAGTTACTTAAAAGACCTGGAGGGCAAATCTGGAATGAGTTTATCTGGTTTAGGTCTTAATGATATAATAAGAAGATATATAACTCAAGTTGGTAACGTAAATGTTACTATATCCCCAACTTTTAAATTAGTATCAAAACCCGGTGTTTTTTATGCTGATCCAACTGTTGGCATACCAGTATCAGATGAAAAAGGTTATGAATTAATTGGCGGATTCCCTTATGGGAGGGGTTTATATTTTGATAATAAAAAGTGGGTTAATGATAATATTAAAAAAAGTGAGGGGGGAATTGATATTAATAAAAAAATAGATTCTTTAGAAAAAACAGGTAATCTTTTTTCTATATCAAGAAAAAAAATGGAAGAGTTAGATAAAGAGATCCTTTTAGGAAAGTCCAAGGCTTCTTTTATTATGTCTGGGGAAGATTTTGGCGAAGCTGGAAGATTCGTTGGTGATTTTAATGTTCTGAACCCACTACCAACTGCTGCTACATATATATTATCAGTTAGTCCCTCTAATGTAGGTGTTAATATAGAGAAAATGTTCCCATCTGGAAAAGTTAGCTCTAAATGTAAATATCCACATACTTCTTAATTTTTTTGGAGAAAAATGTAAATGAAAAGAGAACCTGATATAAATAGCAGAAGATCTAGTGCGGTGCCGCCAAAACCCCAAAAATCAGATGTTAGAAAAGATATTAAAGAGGGTTTTGGTGGAAATTTTCCAATTAATCCAATGTCAACAAATGTTACCACACAAGGAACAAAAGAGTCCAAATATTTTGGACTTATGTTGGGCACTATTATTTATGTTGATATAGAAAGTTTAAAGTGCTCAGTAAAATATGATCAAACTCCTAATGGAGAAATACCAGCAGATAATATTGATATAACTTTACCACTATTTACTGGAAGAGCCTTAATTGGAGGCATTCCACAACCCGGTACACGGGTCATAATTGGTTTTGTGGGTTTTTCTGGTGGTAATGACCCACTACCAAAGCCTTATATTTTAGCATATCTTCCTAGAGAGATAGGTAAAGCTAAAAATTTTGATCTGACAGATACGGCCCAGGGACAATATTCTAATTTTGTCCCAAATAAAATGAGATTAAGCTATCAAAAACTCTATGAGGGCGAGTTAATGTTAGCTAGCGCTCAGGGCAGTGATGTTAGGGTAGATGAAGACATAAGGTTATCAAGTAGTAGGTCCAATGAGATAACTTTAAGGTCGTTTGACCAAGCAATAGTACAAAATTCCTTGCAATACTACAGACAAACTGATGCTGGATCTGTGGCTGATGGGGTGGTTTCTAGATATTTAGAAATGAGTTATGATAAACAAGGAAGATTATTAAATAGACAAGGTGAGGGGTACGATATTTTTGGTATATCCCCTTATGAAAAGAGAGTAGTTAAAAAAAATGGTAAGGTAGATTTTGATGAAAGCTTAATAACACCTGATTTAAGACAGAGATTAATAGTAAATTGCGACGGTAGGTATCAATGGGTAAGAACATTATCTGGTATTTATTCTATAGATGATCCCTATTTAGTAAGTGACCCTAGCGGTAATTTAGGAAGTTTGTCAAGACCATTAGTTGAGCACAGGAGAGAAGTTAAAGAATTAGGTGATTATAAGCTGTCTATAAATAGCGACATAACTGGATTCGGCAGAACAAAATATGATGTTTGGAATGAAGATTTTAATTTAAGAAATGGCAATATTATAGAAAGTGTTGAAGGTACTTTAGTCGGATATGATTTTTATAATTTTCCAGAAAATTATGGTAAAGTACTAAGACCTAAAATATTTGATGACGATAATTCTATAAATCTTGATATTAAGGAAGAATTAGTGGAGTTAGGGGTAGCTCCTAATAATGAAACTTCCGAGAGACAGGCTATATTCAATGCCGGACTAACTAGAACTAGATCAATAGCTAAGATGTGGAAGATGCCTTTTGAGTATTCTCAAACTAGGTTTTATATAACAAAAGAGGGTTATTTAGGATTTCATATCGGTGCTACTAAATTTCAAGATGATTTTATACCTATTATTTCTCCCCCTAGGGAAGATTCAGAGATAGGTAAAAGTGTTGATGGCAGTTTTGCTGGTAGAGTAAGGTTGGTTATAGATAAAAGCTATGCTAGAGAGGAGTCATTAGATGTAACTACTATAGGGAGATCTTTCTTTCATTTTGGGTGTGATGATGGTAAAGCCTCAAGGTATAGAAGAAAAACTCAAATAGATGGGAAAGATAACCCACTAGTTGGTACTAGTAAATCTTTAAAAACAAGTATAGGTAACGGGTCTATTGAGCGTATTTCTATAGAAACTATAACTGATGGTGGTATTTCTTTAAGAATAGGAAAATCTAGCCCAGGGGTGAGAAGAAAGTTTATACAAAATGGGTTTGATGCCAAAGGTAGGGAAGTAGATAAATTAGGCAATGATGTTATGAAAGCGGGCAGATCATATTATACTGATGATGATTATACTTATAGATTTCATGATATGACTTTTCAAACCAATGATAAAGAAGGAAGGGGTGGAAAACTATTTAACAGGATTTTCGATAAATTAATAAGTACTAAGAAATATGCTAGTGAGGGAGATAAAAAAGCTGACCTTATGGCATTATTGCCAATGATTAAAAGACCAGATGATATGGCAACATCTCTAGATGTTCATTCTTGCGGTAATATATTTTTAAGATCAGGTAGAGATGGTGATGGTAATAGTTTGGGAATAGATTTAGATGGGGGATTAGTTGCAGCTATTGGCGCAGATACACTTAACAGAAGTATGCAGATACAGTTAGATGGAGGGGTTCAATTTCATGTAGGGAGATTTGGAGCCGGTCATAGCTTACAGGGAGTTTTTGAAGGTGACTTAGATATGGCCTTTGGCGGTGATAATAATGTAACTGCTAGAGGTAATGTTGGGTCTACTGTAGATGGATCTTTTAATAGTAAAGTAAACGGTAAACAAACAGTAGATGTATCTAGAGATCTGGTTACTAGTGTCGGCCAGGATGTAAAAAACTCAATAGGGGGTATTTCAAAGGCTATTGTAGGAAGTTTTAAAGGTACTGAAATATTAAATTCTAGTCTTAATAAACAAGCATATGCAGTTACTATTGCTAATGGTAATGTAGAAAATGTAGTTGTTTTAAAAGGAGATTTCCTTAATCAGACTACTACTGGTAATATAGAAAATAAAGTTTTACTTGCTGGTAATATAGAGAATTTTACTTTAGCAGGTAATATAAAAAATACTACAGGTGCTGGAAATATAGAAAGCTCTACAAAAGTAGGTAAAATTAGTTTAGATACATTAACTGGACCTATTGAAATTACCTCTAAGTTACAAGAAGTTAAAGTAGAGTGTACCTTAGGCGATGTTAAATTAAAAGCAGCTAAATTATCTTCAATAGAATCTATGATAGTAGAGCTAAAAGCACTTAAGAATATACTTCTTGAGGTTACCCCACTTTTAGGTAAAATAGTACTAAAGTGTAATAGTCCTGGAGGTATTAAATTAGGCGGTGATGATGCATCCGAAAGTATGATAATGGGCGATGCATTCTTGGATTGGGTAATGAATCATACGCATTTAATAACAACACCAGCCCCAAGTTCCCCGGTTTCTCCCCCATGTTACCCAACAATTCCTGTACCTTGTACACCAGCACAGGCTCCTCTTTATAAAATGCAATTTTTATCTGGTGTAGTTAAGGTCATTAGTATGGGTAAATTACCAGGAGTTCCTAGCGTATAAGGTCTATATTTTTAAGGTTTAATAATTACTTTAGATAGATTAATCAGTAAATTTATATGTATAGAGGATCCTATGGATAATTGGGAAAAATTAGATATTTCAGATGCTTTAGAAAAAACTAAAGGTATTTTAGAAAACGCTCTATTTTATTTTGAATCAGTTCTAGAAAGAGAAGAAGAGAAGTTAAAGATTTGTAGAGATTATTTAGCTATAGCACAGGAAAACGAACAAAAATCGGAATAGTCTTTTGTGAAAATTTACCCACAATCCTTAATTTTAAATAACAGATCTAGTTCATTTACATTTCAATTACAAACTGACTTTGTACCAGGAGGGTCCGAGACATTAAACTGGATTAGTAGTAATTCTGATGTTGTATCAGTTGACAGCAGCGGTTTACTAACCATTAAAGAGCCAGGTAGGGTAATTATATCAGCTAAAAGTTCAGTTAGTGGCGATGTTTTAGATGATATAAATGTAAAAGTTGTAAGTTCTAGTAGATTTCCCTCCTACATAAAGTTAGAGAATTTTGGACCATTTGAAACAAAAACTGTAAATTTGGTTAATGATAGTAATATTATACTTAATCCGGTAATTATTTATAGTGATGGTCATTTTGACAGTGAGTATTCTAATTTTACATTTGATATAGATGGCTGGTTAGTAAAAGGGGAAGATTTAATAGATCAGAGTTTAAATAGATTAGTAAAGAAAATTTCTGGTTTACATCACGGGTTATCAGAGATAGCTGTAAAATATAAAAATTTGCCAGATCTATCTTGGACATATAAGGTTAGAGTAATAGGACCAGAAAGTATTAGTGTTAAAATAAAAAAATCAGAAAATGATACTTTATCTTTTGATCATGATTCTGGTAATAATATAAAAATAGATGTTGGATCTTCTTTATTTTTAGATGCTACAGCTAAATGGACAGACGATTACACAGATAAAGTTAGTGTTATATCTAATGATACTAATCTTATATCTGTTACAAATAATACGATAAACGCTATATCGGCTTCTAATATAGTTTATCATCCACACAATTTACCAGAAAACGTTACCTCTATTGTAGATATAAACGGCCAACTGTATGTTTCTGTAGGTAAAAATATTTACAGATATTCATTGTCAGGTGGATTAGATTTATTATACGAACATTCTAATCAAATACAGTTCATGGCTTCTTTACCTCCAGATAGGATCTATTTTTCTAGTATGGTTGGGGAAACAACAAGAATATTTTATATATACCCAGATGATCTTTCAATAGGTGTGGTAAATATTAAAATACTGTCAGATCGTTTAACCGGGATGACTATTGGAAAAGATAATATTTTATATCTTTCTACTAGGGGTGTTACATCAAATATTTTTATACTTAGTCCACATGAGTTTCAATTAAGTGGCAGTATTAGATCTGATGTTACCGTTAACCATTCAGTTAAATATATGACTATTGGTTCATCTAATACACTATATTTGATAAATCAATCTGGAAAAGTGTTTGAATACAAATCCAGAGTTTCTACAGAGATTGATAGTAATATTTCAGCAGATGCAGCAGTATATTATGAAGGAAGTCTCTATTTGTTTAAAAACAATAGTGGAAAAGTAAAAGCAAATAGAATAGATTTTGGCACAAACGGATCTAAGGTTATTAAAAATTTAGGTAATATATCTGATGGATATTATATATATAATGCATTTTCTGTACCAGATATATACATGATTCTTAAATCTGTACCAAACAGTGAAAATGTTGAAAGTTCTATTGGGTCTGTTGTGATTCCTACCCCACCAATACAAAGCCCTGAAACAAGTGATCCTCCAACACCGCCCCGTGGCGTAGAAACAGTTAAACCGCTATCTTTACCAGTTAGCTTACTAGATGCTGTAGTAGAAAAAATAGCTAATTGGGATCCTTTAAACAATAAAGTTATACTTAAAATACAACACAGTAAAGATAATTCTACTTATTTATACTTAACAGCAGAAGTTTTGCCTGAATTTTCTGCTGTTCCAGTAAGTTTAAATATTCCTAATAAGAATATTAGTATGCAGGTTGGTAGTACAGTAGATATTAGCCCTACTGTATTATATAGTAATAGTCAAACAGATAGTAGGGTAGATGTTATTGGCTACAGTGATTATGTTATAGGAATAGCTGGTAATGTAATAACGGCAAAAAAGAGGGGGTATAGTTTTGTATCATTAATGCCGTTAAATTCAAATAATTTAGTATCTACTTTATTAGTAGACACTAATCCACTTCCAGTAAGTTTTGTTATAGAGCCAGAAAATAGAGTTATTAGTGATAAAATAACTATTACTAATGGTGATATTGTTGATATTTCAGTATTTGTTAAATATAATGATGATGGGCTAAACACTGATTTTGACTATACTTTAGGATCTAATAGCCAGATTATAGATTTTACAAATCAAAGAATAACTGCAAAAAGTGTCGGTGATACTAAAATAACATTTAGGTCTAAAAATACCATAGGTAACATTATAACTTATGATTTGAATGTAAAAGTAATACCAATAAGAGCGCCAGTTTCTATTACTATATCGGAACGTGTTGCATCAGGTATACCCATTGTATATAACCAAACCACAGGTTGGTCTACAATAAAATTACACGCATCCGTTACGTATACTATTGGTCAATCTGATTCAAAAGTATATTGGGTATCTAGTGATCCGGAAAAGTTTCCTATAAGTGTAAACAGTGATGGAAGTGTTGATGTTACAGCAAATTTTAATGTTCTTGATTATCCAGAGAACAGCGTTCCAGAAGCAGAGATAACTGCTACATCTTGGGATGATACAAATATAATATCAAAAGTTAAAGTTATATTGACATTAAGTTTATCTAACCCTATTCCAGTTTCATTATCAGTACTACAAAATTTAGATAGTTTACCAATAAAATATGGTACTTTATCAAGTAAGAAATTTGATATTAGGCTAGTTGTAATTAATACTGATGGTACTAGATCTTCAAATGTCGTTGGGGATGATAGTAATGTATCTTGGGTTTCCGGTGATACTAGAATAGTTAGTGTTGGATCTAATGGACTATTAATACCCGGCAGGTCTGGTATAGTAGATTTAAAGGTTATCGCTAAATATAATCAGGATTTAGTAAAATATATTCCTGTTGAGGTAGATGGCCCTCTTAGTATATCAGTTAAAGATATACCATGGAATCCACTAGAACAAGATCTTTACCTTGATGTAGACTCTACTTTTACTATTAATAGTGAAGTTTTATTTAAAGATGGCACTAAAAATACTGATGTAGTGTTTAGTAATGTATCTGAAGACATGTTAATTTTAGATACTACAGGCACTAATAAAACAATTATAGCTAAAATTGCAGCCACTATGTCTAAGATGTTTATAAGTGCTTTTGAGCTACAAGGAATATCAGCAGATCAGGACGGTGGAGTTTACGGCTATATAGGCACTATTATAACAGATGTAATGAGGATTACAGAAAATAATTTTAAATTATTTAAAAATGCTCCCTTAAGTATCAGTGGTATAATTGGTATTAGTTCAGATAAAGTAATCCTTTATAAACATATAGGAAATTCTACTAACGCTAAAACAGAGCTTTATAAGTTAAATGATCAGGAAAGTTTCGTTAAGTGGGGGACGGTTAATGGTAGAATACTTTCTGGTGTGTTCTTTGATAATTATTTGTATATATCAAGAGATACAGGACTATCTAGAATTTCTCTTAAGAGTAAAGTAAAGGTAGCAGATAATACGTTAGACTATGCGTTAGCTAATTTATTAACGTTTAATAATACTAACCAGAAGCCATGGATCGTCATGAATAGATCCGGGGATGGAGGTATCTGTGGGGTTACCCAGGATGGGGCCTCTTATTGGTTAGATCCAAATAAACCTGCGGGAAGGAACTTAGCTAAACTTACTAATAGTAACACTGTTATAATAACGTCAGGGTTTGAATTAGCTATTGATAGTGTAGACTCATCTAAGTACTCTTTAGTTAAAAATAAACTAAAATTGGGAAATTTAGCTAAAAACAATTATTATACATATACCGCTGATAAGATGTTGTATATTTTATCTAGTGACAAGAAAACTTTGTTTTCAGTAGACGTATCAAAATCTAAAGCTAAAGTAAAAATAGCAGCAAGAGTAGATCCAGACACTTATTTAGAATTTCCAGTTACCATAATGCCTAAAGGAAGCTCTTTACCGTTTTTTATGACTGTAAATGTTACTAAAGGACGTTCTGTAATAGATATTGAAAAAGAAAAATTACATATAGCCGGTGGCGGTAATCCTTCTGATACTGTTACATTAAATCCCAAATTGTGGATTAGTAACAGTACAACATCAACGGTAATAGCTGATTTTACTATAGGAGAGATTGTAAATACGGGGTCTTTACCAAAATCTACTATAAATAATTTTTCTGTTACATTTAATAAGCCACAGTTAGTACCCATTTTTATTAGATCTAAGAAAAATTCAAGTGTTATAAAATATTTAGATTTTAGTATATTAGTTCCGGTAGATCATTTAGAAGTATTGAATGTTACTGATAAGGTTACTATTGGGTCTTCTCAATATGATAAAATTAAAATAAGCCAAGATAAATATATACCGCTTGATGTAGATGTTGTGTATACAGACGGTACAAGGGACAAAAGGTTTTTAGTAACTGATCCAAATAACCCCCCCTTAGTAGAAATTTTAGGAGACGGCGCTGTAATATGTGGCACACAAGTTACAGAGAGCCCAACAAGATTGGTTGTATCCTCAAAACAAGATACTTCCAAGGTTTTAATTTTATACGTAGACATACTTCCACCCACTTTTAAAGAAATTTCAGGAGTTAAACTTCCCGTTTACTTAACTTTAAATGAAAAATCGTCTACAGAGTCTTTATCTAGTGATATTTGGTTTAGTGAGGTGTGGTATACGGATGGTACTCACAATCCTCTAAAAAATGAGGGGTATTTAGATTCATCATCTGGAATAAAAGCTATTTTTAAAAACCCTACTGGCTTAGCAATTGATGTTGATGGTAATTTAATTGTTTGTGATACAGATAATAATGTCATAAGAAAGATAACTGTAGCTGGTTTAGTAACTACTGTTGCAGGAAGCGGTACAGCAGGATTAAAAGACGGTAATAGTATATTAGCAGAATTTAATAAGCCAGAAGGAGTAGTAGTAAAAGATAATAAAATTTACGTATCAGACACAGGAAATCACGCAATAAGAGAAATAGATATTAATGGTAACGTAACTACTATTTTAGGAAATGGATTACAGGGTTCTAGTAATATAGTAACTACTCAAATTGATAGTTTAGATCCTAAAGGTATTTTTAATAACCCAAGAGGTTTAGCATTTGATAGCTTAGGTAATTTATATGTAGCAGATAGCTATAACTATAAGATAAGAAAAATATCTTTTCTGTCTGGTTCTGTATCTAATATATCAGATTTTGCAGGATCTTCAGAGCCAGGTAATTTAGCAGGCGTTGGATCATCTGCTAAGTTTATGTATCCAGTGGGATTAACTATAAGTAATTCTGATTTGATGTATGTAGCTGATGCCGGAAGTAATAATATAAAGAAAATAGATGTTAGTGGAAATGTAACTATTTTGACATATACATTTGGCGGTAATTTATTTGAGATACCTGATAATTACAGTTTTTATAACATAAATGATTTAGTGATATCAAGCACTGGTATACTTTATATATCTGATACTAATAATTGTGTTATTAGAAAAATGTCCTCTAGTAATGTATTATCTAATTTTGCTGGTAATGGAAATGGGTTTATAAATGGTAAGAAAGAGGAGTCTAAGTTTTCTTACCCTCGTGGTATTGTAATTTCTAAAGACGGTAGTTCACTTTACGTTTCTGATTCAGTAAATAATATTATAAGAAAGATAATTATAAATGCTGTAGATAGTACTGCTGTTACTAGTTTAGCCGGTGGTTTGTGGTCTAGTAGTAATGATACTATGGCTGTCGGGCAAGGCCCTAATATCTATTCTTTATTGCCATCCCTAAAAGATACTCCGGTTACTCTCACTTTGAATATGGATAATATAACTAAAACATTACCTGTAACAGTTAATGTTGTGTATACTGGGATAGAAATTAGTATAGCAAGACAAAGAATTGTAGCAGATCCTACTGGAAATTATAAGGTAGATATAAATATTAAAGTACTGACTAAACATGGGGAAATTTCTAAAGATTTATACCCTAATATAAAATTTGAAACATCTGATCCAGAAGTAGCTGTAGTTGTTGAGGACACTCCACATACCTTTAAACTTAAAGTTTTAAAAACAGAGAAATTTTTTATAAAAGCTATAATAGATGTGGATGGGTTTAGACATTTTACTTCTAGATTAGATTTAGAAGGGATATCTAAAATAATTGAAAGTATAAAATTCTTATCCGGTGATTCTAGTACACCAATTGAGCAAAGGGTAGAGAAATTAGTAGGTTTCCAAAAAACAAATACGGCAGTAACATATATACCTACTATATTCTATAATGATGATTCATCAGTAGATACAGGAATTGGAGTAGATTTTATTATTACAAATCCAAATAATTCACAAATTATTATACAGGATATTACTAGTAAAAACAAAATATCTGCAACTGCATTAAAAGGTAAGGCAACATTAACAGCAAAAGTTTTACCAGAAAATATACAAACTACTTTACAGATTGTTACTTATCCTGACGGTACCGATCTAGTAAGTAGATATAACAGTAATTCAATACCGCTTACTATTGGGGTAAACGTACCAATTAGTATATATCATGATTATGGAAGCTATGAAGATAATATAGATAGAATTCAAGATAGAGAGTATATTACATTTACAAGTTCAGATACGACAGTTGTTACTATAGATTCTAGCGGTACCATGTTAGGCATAAAAGAGGGCACAAGCACAATAACCGCTAAATCGTTAATTTTAGATAAGACTATAACAATTATAATAAGTACAACTCCTAATATAGTACCATTTCAGGTTACGTCTATTGATGATAAAGTAACGTTAAGGCAAAAAGATAAGTATAAACCATCGCTTAGCATTCAAAAATCAAACGGGAGTTTTGATACTGTAGCTGATTTTAGTAAAATAGAGATAATATACGTTGATGAAGATAGTAAAGATATAACAACATCTGATGCAGGTAGTACTGAAAGAAAACCCCCTAAAATTGAAACAGCTAAAGTTTTTGACGTTAATTTATATAAATTGAAATTAGATAGAATTTCAACATTAGAAGGACTTAATATAAATAAAGTAACTAATACTACTAAAGAAAAAGATTATGTCTTAGCTGGTTTATCAATTGACGGGAGCATTATAACTTTATCAAAAGATAAAAATACATCTATTGGGATAAATTCCTCTGATGCTATAAATGTTTCTTATTCCTATAAAGAAACTAAAATTCCAAAATATTTGTCCTTTGATAAAACTACTGAAGATACAGTTTTGGGAAAGGATTGGTTTAAAATAAATAATGTATCGGCCCCAAATCCTCTTATAAGTAAGAGAGTAAAATCTATTATATATTCTAAGGATTACCCTGAGGCTACTGCTTGTATAATTAATTTTGATATAATTTTTGTTAAGGATCTAAAAATTAGGGGTATACCTAAACTAGACACAGGAAATTTTGAAAGAAGAGAAATAAATCCAGGAGTTACTTTATACGCTACCTTTGAGGTTTTTTATTCTAAATTTTTAAGCACTGATTCAGATTATATAGATTCCGCCGTGGATGTGTTAAATATATCTAGTATTAATTTATTGGCAGATAATACTGGAAAAATAAAAGGAATAAGTTTAAGTTCATCAGATACCGAAATAACTTATGCCGCTAAGCACGATAATTCTGTTAAGGCTATTTTTCCAGTTGGGGTGACATCTGGTCTTTCTGTATTTTATGTTTTTATAGATGATGATACTGGATCTGGTATTATAGATCTAGTAACTAAACGCCTAACTGAACTTGTTGCTACAGTGGCTTATAGTGATGGGGCAGTGATACGTAATGGAAGGGGGATAGCCGGTCCTGTCACATGGTCAAGCACATCTCCTACTATGTCGGAGAATACTACTCCTACTATAAGTATAGACCGTAGTACTGGTGTTTTTGTAATACCTTTAGGTATTGGAGAAGCTAAGATAACCGCTAGTGCTAGTGTACGTATTCCATCGTCTACTGCGAAAGCTGAGGTATTAGTTCAGAATGAAGAACCAAAATATATAAGCTTTGATCCAAGATTGTTGGAATTGGATGTAGGAAGTACTTTTTCAGATTTAATACCTGTAGTGAGAGATTATTATGGGAAGGTGATAGTAGCTTTAGCTGATTTAATAAAAAATGATACTATTAAATCATCATCTAATGTTAAAGTTACAGATTTGGGTGGTAAATTTAAGATAGAGCCAGATTTTTGTTTTAATTTAGAAACAAGTAATCCTGGTACAAATATTTCAGACCAAAAATTTTCTACTACAGTATATGCCTCAGGTATAGGTTTATTTAGTTTTACAGATACTAGCAATCCTGAAATTTATTTTAGTATTGTAGATTTTTATAAAATTCCATTTGTTCCCACAGATGGTAGAAAATATTTAGAGGGTGTTTTTAACTCAAATAAATTTTACATGATAACTAAAGATGATAGTAAAATTGATATATTTGATATAAAATTTAATTCTATTAATAAAGTTTCAGTTTTATATCCTCAAGTAGAGTTTAATAAAATTGTATCTATATCTAATTATGATAGTCAGACTTTATTATTATCTTATGTAAATGGTACTAATAATACCAGGTTTTGTTTATTTAGTATAAACACACAAGCAGTATTTCCATTTGGGAAAACTGATAAAGCAATAACTAATGTGGTTAAAAGTAACAACGATGATTTGTTTGGATTAGTACAAGTAAATGGTAAAAATGTTTTAGCTATTTATAAAAATATATCCGAATTGGATAATAATACAGATAGTTTTATAAAAATGTCATATAGCGTTAACAATACTGTTAAGTATATAGAAGTAGATAGTTTTGTATATTATGGTAATAATATAATTTATGGGTTTAAAAATGACTCTAATAAAGTTAAAATGACTAGAATAAAACTCAGTGATGACTATAAGGTACTCCCAGTAGAGGAAGATCTTGGATATGTCCCAGGTATGTCAGGAGTTAAATGTTCAGTAAAAGCTGATAATAATGTAATTGTTATGGGCAGTAAAATTAGTGATCTAAAAAAGGATATTATTGTAGATATAAATGTAGAGGATGATACAGCAAAATTGTGGTTCTTTTATGAAAAGGACACAAATGTTTTCGGTGTATATAACGTTAAAATATTACCTAGAAACACTAAAAAGGCTTATATGATAGATATAGAACAAAATCCGAAGTACGTTGTAACAAAAACAAATGAACAATTTGATATAGTAGCTAAAACTTATTTGAGTGATGGTAGTATGTCTGGTGATGTGGCAGCAAGTGTTTCAGAAGAATTTCTATCCGGCCCTGAGTACAATTCCGTTGATCCTACTAAAAGAAACATTGTGTTTAGAGCAAAATTTAAAAATACAGTTACTAATATAAAATTGACTCAAACAGGTAAAACAAATCCATACTTAGATGTTCCTGTAAATATTAAGTTATGGCCAAAATCTATATCAGTTACATCAGAGTTTATAGTTAGTAATACCTTAGAGATAGATATTGGTTCTACACTTCCTATAGATATTAAAGCTTTATACTCAAATAATTCAACTGGTACTAATTTAATAGAGCTTATAGGCAGTGAATATAATATAGACTATGATTATAGATATGATAAAAATAAGATAAAAATATCTGGGGGTAATATTACTATAGATGAAAGTATGACTATTTCTACTGATCCTGAAACAGTCAATATAGAAATATTTGTAAAAGATGATCTAAGTAAAAAATACGATTTAGTCTGTAAAATATGGCCGAAAGGGTCAGCTAAGGTAATAAAAGTTAAGCCATCTATTGAAAGCTCTACGACAAATCCTATATCATTAGATTCTCGTGCCACTTTAGAATTGGGGGCTAATGTTTATTATTCTGACGGTACAATAAACTCTTTTGTTTTTTTTGATAAAAGTAATGAAAGTAATGAAAGTCTCGTTAGAATTCAAGGAAATTTAATTGAGGGGGTAAACAGCGGTAAGTCTGGTATAGTTAGGGCAGTATCTATTAAAGATATTAATAAATCCGCTAATTTTCATGTATCTATTACTTCTGGTTATGGTGGAATAGATTTTTATGTGGAATAGATTTATATGCACGAAAAGAAAATAAGTATAGGACCAGGCGGTGTAACCGATATTAGTATTTATGCTGGTGAACAGAAAAGTATAGAATTTGCAATAAAAACAACTGAAGGAGTATATGTAGATTTAAAAACTCGGGGGTACACTACTACAGTTAGTGTAGGTCAAGATAACTCTAATCTTAGTGTATCTGAGGTTACTGTTCTAGAAGAGGACTCACGTCGAGGTAAGTTTATTCTCAGCTTATCTGGAGATTATGTAGGTAATCCCAGTCAGATATTAATAATAGTTGAAGTTAAAAAAGGGGCTATATCATTAGAGTCTAAAAATTTTACTGTAACTATAAATAAAGCTAGATCGGTTGGTGTAGTTATACTTGATGAAGCATCAATTAAAGATTTTTCTTTAGGATCTACTATAGGTATCAGTGCTAAAGTTTTATATTCAGATGGCAGTCTAAAAGATGATCCAGTTATATTTAAGTTGACTAAACGGACTAATGATGTTACTGATGTTACTGATGTTACTGATGTTACTGGTTGGTTCGTTAAAGATAATAATAAAATTAATATATCAGAAGAGGGTTCTTATACTCTTTATGCCTATAAATCAGGTCAACCTTCCGTAAAGTCTAGTGATTTAGAAATAAATGTACGACAAAAACCAGCATTTTTATCTTTAGTAGAATTCGCTGGTGTAACTATTAATGAAAAAAATTATATTGATCAGTCATTTAATCTAATAAAAGATGGTGAGTCGCCTTCTTTGAAATTACAGTATTTAGGCGATGATGGTAATCCTAATTTAGAACAAAAAGAGGAAGGGTGGCCAAGTTTTGTTGTAGATAAGCCAAATTTAGTTTCTGTATCTAGAGATGATAAAATAAAATCTGATCCGCCACCCGGTAAACCCGGTACTTATGGGTTTACTTTAAAAGTGTTGAAGTACGACTTAAATGACATAGAAGATTTTGAAGAAATTGTGACACTGTCGGACACTAGTAGAAAATTACTGTTAAAAACAGAAATAGAATTAAATAGTATATTAGTAAAAAGTTTAGATGGTAGTATTACTTATACATTAAAAGAGGATTATGATATTGTTACTTCTATATCAGACGTTACTCGATTAGGTATAGTTAGAAGGGATGTACCTACAAATGAAATACCTAGTAGTGGTGGAAGTGTAAAAGTATTATATAAATATAGAGAAAAAGATAGAAATAATGTTACTATAACTTTTAGTCCACCTGGAAATTATACTACAAATAAAGATACAAAAATAGTAAAAAAATTAGAGATAAAATCTAAATCATACGAAGGCTTAATATTAAGAGGACTAAAGATAAGTGGATTAAAGAATGCTTACTATATACATGAAGATATAAGTTTTAAAATAGAATATGTCGGTGAAACAAAAGGTGGTCCACTAGAGCTAGCCATTAGTGGAGATAATAACAATATAAATTTGATATCTGGTGAGGGAGGAAAATCTTTAACTGATTTGATATCATTTAGTAATACAACACCCGGATTGCCATTTGATTTTAAGT